TTGTGAGTGAGTTGAATAATGTAGACTTTCCGACGTTCGGAAGTCCGACGATGCCTAATTTCATTTTTGATTTTACCTATTCAAAAATCCCTAAAACAGTGGATTCTTGCCTTTCTATTTTTGTTTTATGTACCAATTCTGTACCAATTTAATCGGTTATACTATATTTTTGATTATTTTATATTACTTTGAGTGCTTCTGCTACTCTGTCCATTTCTAAATTCTTTTGCTCGTCTGTCGTGTGAACGTAAAGGTTCATCGTGATACCTATGTTCGAGTGCCCTAGTATTGTCTGTAGGGTTTTCGGAGTCATACCGGCTTCAATACATCTTGTTGCGAAGGTATGCCTTAATACGTGCATTGAAAATCTCGGTATCTGTGCTCTGTCACACGCTTTGTAAATTCCGGTATCATATGTGCTATTTTTCACCGGTGCCCCGGTCTTACACAAAAACACTCTATCTCTCCATTGAATGTCAATAAATTTGAATGAAGCATTTTTAGCTTTCTGCAATTTCAATAGCGATACGGCTTCATCGGTGAGTGGAATTGTCCTATATCCCGATTTACTCTTAGGTGGTCCCTCTCGCCATTCTCCTGTTGAATGTCTATACTCTAAGCTCCTGACGATTTTGATTGTTTTGGCTTTAAAGTCTACATCTTCCCATTTAAGCCCCACAAGCTCGCCTGTCCTTAGTCCAGTCTGCAAGGCAAATCTGTATTGATACTCATATGATGTGCCTTTGATAGCTTCGCAGAATTTTTTCTGATTTTCAATCGTCAATGCTTCTTTCTTTGAGGACTCTTTGCCAATGTCGGATTTCACCATGCGGTTGCACGGATTTTTAGGGATAATCTCGCTTTGATATGCATAGTCAAGCATGTTGTATAGCGCTATGCGTGTCTGATATATCGTTGCCGTTCTGTAATCCTCGTCAGCCATATTAGTCATTATCTTTTGACAGTGGAGTGTATTAACCTCTCGCAGTATCTTGTTTCCGATAACAGGCTTTATGTTGCGTTTGTATCTCTCGGTGTAGTTCCTTAGCGTGTTCGGTCTTACTGTGCGCTTCTTAACGCTTATCCAATAGTCAAACCATGCATCAACCAACATGTCAGACGGAAAGTCGGGGTTGCTGTGTTCATCAGTGTACTGCTCATCGGCAAGCCACTTTTTACACTCTTGTAGTTTTGCAAATAATTTCTGCACTCGTTTTCCATTCTTTGTTGTGTATCTACCGACATAGTATTTGTCTTTTCTCTGACTAATGCCTCTGCCTAGTTCTTTACCTTTCAAGTCCTTTCCCATATTAAATTTTCGCTCCTTTCACTTATGGAAAAAGCCTTATGCAATTTATTATAATATCACATAAGGCTACATAAGTCCACATTTGATTATATCTCTATCGACTCTGCGATATACTTTTCAAACTCTTTTCGCTTGATTAATCGTCTCTTTCCGACATACATAACAAATTGGCACCTTGGGTTGTTTGTTATTTCTCGGAGTTTGTTTACTCCAATGTTGCTATATTCCGCAGCCTCATCAATCGTCAGCGTTACTTTTTCCCATATTGGCACTTTGTTAATCATTGCCTGACTCCTTTCTATCTTTTCTTTAATGTCTGCCACTCTCCGGGAAGTGGTTGTTTTCGAGATTAATAGTCTCTGCGATACCTCTTCAAGACTCTTATTGGCAACTAGCAACTCAAAAACTTCCGCTTCTTCATCAGTGAAATTGGCATTTTTCGTAATTTCTTCAAGTTCCGGTCTAGTCAGCTTTGAAAACTTCATAGACCTATCTCCTATTCTTCGGTTTTGCTTGCGCTGTGTATACAAGTATTTGAGTATCGGCATGAGCTGTTACACGGCTTGTTGTCCTCGTATACACATTGTCTTTCAATTGGCTCTATATCACTTATAGTTCTGCTATTCATTTTATCATCACTTCCTTTTTATACTGTTCTGCCATATATTGTCCGTAGCTCATGCCCTTACTCTTAGCAATCTCGCAGATTTCCGCAAGTTTGTTTTTCTTAACAGGCTTTCTTTTGAGCCTTTTCTTTTCTCTGATTTTTCTCAATTCCGTAGCTCTCTGCTGCCTGTGCGCTTCGCAACACGTATTTTGGTTGGCTGCGGTCGGTGTAAATGTCTTGCTACAGACTACACATTTAATTGGTTTGTAGTGTTTCATTGCTATCTCTCCATATTTCTTCATCAAGAATATATTGCCTGATAAATCTATCTGCGTACTGCGGGTGTATCATACTGCGTTCTGTTTGCGATAAACCACTCCAAGTTTTAGGTTCAACCCAATCCAACGCTTCAAAAATAAAATTGAATTTCGGTTCAAAATTGAAAAACCAAAATTGAGTAGGTTTCTTAAAGTAATCTCCATTCTCTCTTCGGTTTTTATCAATCACTTTCGGTTTAACGCACCAATACCGGGTAAGATAATGTTGTTCCCCAGCCGGATTTTCCAAAACCATTCTCAATCCTTTTCTTTCGCAAATTATTGCAAGTTTAGTAACTAATAGATAATTACGATGTAACTCTGTATGAAGTCGCAAATCTCTTTCTAACTTATCCAACAAGGTCATATTCTTATCTTGTTTTTGTTGACCCCAAAAGGATAAAAGTATTTGTGCTTCAAACCTAGTGCAGGGGAAAAACGCAAATATCAAATCATCAGTGCTTATCTTATCAAACAAACTCGGCTCGCCTTGATACCCCCCTCTATCTCTTTAAAAAGGTCAGTAACATAGTCGGTTTCGTTAAATTCATTCTGAATATCATAGTCGTAGGCTTCAATTCCATACTTTTTGAAAGCATTCTTGAATGCGCCTGACTGTTCAAATAAACAATGTACTATCATTTTAAATCCACCAAAAGGAAACCTCGGTTTTATGTGCGCACAACCTATTCCTTTCTGATAAATTAATTAATGTTTAATATTTTCACTACACCACTGCTCTTGTATCTCATCATCGGTCTTATCTCGTCCGTAGATGTCGTACCATGCAAGCATTACCTCTGTCAGACCGATTATGCCGAATACTATGAGGACGGTGTATACTACTGTTGTTAAGTCGGTCATTCTTCATCACTCCAATCGAATTTTTGACCACAATTCATACAGTGGAAGTAGAAAGTCTTATTATCAGCCGGTATTCTGTCTGTCAAAATTTCTCCACATGTCGGACAGCACAAGTACTCCTCTTCCAAATCTTCAAAATACTGCTTCATGATAGGTTTCTTCGGAATTTGCTTTTCTATCGCTGATATTGCAAATCTAATTGCTTCTAAAACGTTGTAATCAGGGTATGGCTTCCATTTTTCTTTTAGATACTCAAAATGCATTCGCAAAAATTCAATTGCTTTTTTCGCTGTCATGCTATCCCTCGATTCCCGCAGTTTTGCTGTAAAGTCCTAGCTTTTTCATTTTTTTAAGAAAAAGCTTCATTTCATATCCTGTAAGGCCAACATTAGTATTTCCAATCTTCTTTTCGTCCATCAAGTCTCTGTCGTACGACTGTAAAATATGACGGCCCGAAGCTTTATGCCAAATGTCAACGCGCTGCCAATAATTGTACTTTGCATTGTAACGTTCATATTGAGCACCATGCTTATCTTCACTGATTTTGTTGAATCCAATCTCTTTTAATTTTTCGTCTACGTTTTTAAATATTCTCATATTCTCTCCTGTTCTAATACCTTGATATTTCAATATCGCTATTCAATATGGTATTAAGTTCCTTGCTAAGTAAATCAAGCTCTTGTTTCACCAATGATTGGGCTTCGCTTATCGCACTCATTACAGATGTACTGTTTAATTTTCTATCCACAATGCCTAGTGTTCGACAATTCATATATAGTGTTTCTCCGCAACCGCATAGTGTGTGAACACATATATCTAATCTTTTATTGTCGCCTCTGTAGATAGTTCCTGTTTCAACCGGCTCTCCATATTTTGCATTACTTATATACTTCATATTCTCTCCTATTCTGCTTCTGATTTAAGCCATTCAAGCCACCTAAAATTGCAACTGCTTTCGGTCGGAGATTTAGGTCTATCTTTACACCGAACCCCGCAATAATAGTAACTTGTGTTTTCGCTCATAAACTCCGCCAACTCATCATCCGACATATTCCTTATCCTGTCGGCATTAGTCTGCTTGCTATCGCATCTACAACAAGGCCCATTATCTCTTGAATTGCTGTTATGCTGACAGTTACAAGAGGCAGAATTAACTAACCCCAAAATTTCATCGCAAAGGTCAAATATCTTTTCAGAAACCTCAATATCTTCACAACCGCCAATCGCTATTTCTTTGATTGCTTGTAATTTATCTCCTATTGCTAAACTATTCATTTTCTCCACCTCTCAATTCTTCCAACTTCTTAAATTAAGTCCACCGCACCTAATGCAATAAAACTTTTTATATCCTCTCGCGTATTCAGACAAATAACCACAATGTCCGCAATATTCTTTTCCGTTACTAACTGATATTTTTTTAGGTTCTGACACATTGTTCCTCTCGAACAACTCTCCGTGCTTGCATTCTGTACAATCTTTATGCTTGCAAATATTACAATCAATCATTGTTGCCTCTCAATTCTTTCAGTTTTGCTTTTGCTTCGGCTTTTGTAAGGAATACTGTTTTACCGAATTCTCTTTCAACATAATTTCTGAACTCATCATTGTTTTGGCATTTTACATTAATTACTCTTTCACCTTTCATATAGAATATTGAAATTTCATTTACTGTAAGGCTGATGAGTTTCCCCATTGATATTCCGTATACTGTATCTCCCACCTTGCAAGGTAATTTAACAAGTCTGCCCTGTTCCTCTAAGTCCTCGTAATCAGCAAGTTTTTTAACCATATCTTCAACAAGTTCGCAATGACAATCACTGTTACGACATGCATCGCAATATGAAGTATATACTGCGCAAGAATTTTCTCCATAGTTTCTATTCGTTAATCTCTCCATTACTGCTCCTTTCCCAATTCAATATTCAAAGTTTCTATTTGCGATAAACTTTACAATTTCTCCATTTTCGATAATTACAAATTCTGCATAGAAATTGTCTATATTGTCTTTCATAGAACATTCTAAATATTCGTCTTGTTTATCATCATATCGCTCAAACCATCTTTCCACCCCATCATCGCAACTCGTATTTTTAAAAACAAAGAATGGGTACTCACTTTCGTCAAGCTCTAAAATGCTATCTGCAATCTCATTAAATCTTTCGATGATATGTTCTCTTTCAAGAGGAGACAGTCCATCTTCACTCGATTTATCGTAATCTGTATTCTGTTTAACAAATTTTCTAATACTATCAGAAACAAGTTGTCTATCTTTCGTGAAGAATATCTGTTGATTTGCAAGTTCCCAACAAATTCTGTCTGCCGTATTCTTGCAGATATTTACCTCGTGATTTGTTCGCTTATATACCTCTCCTGTTATGTCTGATATAATGCTTTTCTTAAAGCCAAAGGGTGTTGTAATAAACTCGGGGATATATTTATCCGGAAGAATTCCCATAACTATAGGTGAGAAAAGCCATGAATTTTTAAAATCGCAAATGGCCTCTCCTGTGTAATCTCCCTTGATTCCAATCAAACTGCTATAACTCATACGTTTTTTGCTCCTTTCCCATAATCCGGCATGTGCTTAAATCTTTCATATGTCTAACATATTTTCACCTCATAATCCAAAGAAATCGACTTTCTTAATAATCGTTTCCTATCAAACATACAAAACAACTGCACTCCATACAATCACCATGCCCAGTTGTAGAACATTCTTCTGCAACTTCACATAATTTTTCAGGAATTTTTGTTACATAATATCCATTATCTTTTAAAAGCTCTATTGCTTCTTTAATTTTTCTTTCCATATTTTACTCCTATTATCTTCTGTCGTGCCAAGTTTGCCTTTTCGCAAGTTGCATTCTTAACGTTTTGCTGATAGTGCATTTCGCAGACCTTATATCCGGGTTTTACCGGATTATCACAGAAAAAACATAGTCCTTGTTCATATCTGCCGGTTCTTTCAGGCATTTTAACTCGTGCTCTTCTCATTGTTTCCCGGCAAAATGTGCAAGTGGTATGCCCCGGGTCTGCTTTCCTTTTACGACAACGTGTGCATATGCCATTTGCCTTGTCTTTTTCGTATCGTGCTTTTCGCCATACTTTTTGTCGCTCGTTGTATTTTTCAACATCATTAGCACGTATCTTTGACATGGCTTCGGCTGATTTTGCCCTGCACTCAACGCAACTTTTTTCATCACCATACAGCAAGTTCTTGCCACATCTAGGGCAAACACCAACTGCCTGTAATTTTTTATAAAGCTCTCGTCCATATGCTGTGCGTTTGCTGTTACATGCCGTACAAACCACACCTTCTCTATCAAGCGGTTTTCCACAAAGTACGCAAAGGTTACTGGCTTTTCGTTCTTCATATCTCTGCCTTGAATACTTGTCTTTTATCATTTTTCGCTAGGAGTAAAGCCAGCTTTAATTGTGCGCACAAACCTCTTTACCTCCTATCTTTTCATCTGCTCAATACGTTCTTTAATTTCTTTTGGCATTGGAATACCTTTAATTGGCTTATTTTGGCTTTTATTATCTTCAAGCGATAATTTTATCGTCTGTTGATTTTTAGAGCCGATTTGAGCCGAATACGAGTTCCTATTGGCATTTTCAATCAATGTCTTTATATCCTTTGGCATTTTTTGATATTCCTTTGCTCGATTAACAACTACCCTATAAGTTCTCATAAAGTTTGACTGCACTACGTTTTCAATGCTCTCACTGTCTGTCTGCGCCCAGTTCCTAAGATTATCGGGACTTCCGACAGCCTTTTGAACGAGTGGCGGCAGTTTGTTAAATTCCTCAATAGCTCCATAAGTGCCATTTCTAAGTGCCTTGCCGACAAGCATCCATGCTTCCATTTCGTTAAGCTCCTGTGGGGATTGAACCTCATGTAGTTTGTTAATTAGCTGCCCGATGCTCGGTGCAAATCCGCTTGTATCGGTTGTTATGTATGTTCTAAGCGCCATATTCGCCTGCTCGTATGAATATCCTCCAAGAAAGTCCGCCCATATCTTAGCTGTGTATTCAATATCATCAATTCTGTAATTTGGATATGCCACTGTCATAACTGCGAAAAGTTTTTTTGCCTCCCCTTCCGTCATATCGTCTCACCTCTCAAACTTTCTAAAATTCTATCAAGTTGTGATGATTGCTTATTTGATTGTGTGCTTTTGCTAATCTGCTGATTCAGATAGCTTTCAAATTTAGTTCCGAACAAAGTGTCGGGTCTTAAGTACTTCTCCTGTTCTGTTCCAAGCCATTCATCAGCCTTTTTGCTGATAACTGTATAAAAGTCCTGCTCTGTATATCCTTCATTAAGTCTTGCTTTAATATGCTTTTTGGTATTAGGAGTATTATATCTATATCTTGTATTACATTTATTATTTAGATAGTTAATAATATTTATATATATCTCTTTATTATTATCTATATTATTAATAACAGTATCAGATACAGAATCAGAATCAGTATCAGAAACAGATGTCTCCATAGGGTATTCATAGGGTATATTTAAGGTATTATTTCTAACGCTCTCAATGGTGTCAAAAATGTATTTTTTAAAGCTTTCATTCTTGATGTATTTTGCTACGTTGCATGCCCCTGTAAGTACTTTGTTTGACTTACTCCAATTATACTTATACCAATTCAAAATAAGCACTTCTTTTGTACTCGGGCTAAACTTAATGACACCATGTACTTTGTCAAATCTTTCAAGTAGCCTTATAATTGTCTCTTTGTTATAGCCTGTATCGTCCGACATACTCTTATAACTTATTTCGTAACAACCGCATATGTTTGTATGTGGGTTAGTGAGTAAGTATAAGTAAAAGTACTTGTCCTCCGGTGTAAAATCATCTAAGATTTTATTGTCCGTCCAAAATGACAACTGGACATTTCTGTATATCGCCATATCATCATCTCCTATTTTCTTCAAGTTTCGGTTGATGTATTTTAATCTTTTTTCTCGTACTTTATGCGCTTAAGGTTGCGTCCCTGTTTGAATTTCACCCATTCTTCAATCTCAACATTTGTTACGGCAAAAATCTGTTTCAAAATCTCCAAACAGATAATTACATCTGCCATTTCCTCAACAAGATTGCTCCTGTCACCAATACCTCTGATTTCCTTGCTAATCGCCTGTGACAGCCCGGAAAGCTCTTCCATGCATACCACAGATTGCATTCCCTCACCATAATGCTTTATGCTCTTGGAAACTATTGATTTATCAACATTAATCTCCATTTTTAATTCCTCTCTTTGATTTTAGTTAGTTAAATCTGTTTCTCGGAAGAGTAAAATCTACTCTCTGACCGCAACTATAGCACCACTTATAAGAGTATTTAATAATATCTTCTCCTGTAAAAATCTGACCGCACACAGGACATTTATAATCATCTTCGCTGTCCTGTACGGCAATTATATCTTTTTCTTTCAATTTTTCTTTTAAGTGGTCTAATGCTTCTATGTAATCATTTCTTTTCATTCCGAATCACCTACTTTCTTTGGGTTTTAGTTAATTAAACCTTTTATCTGCTTTTTAGCTCTTTCAAATAGCTTATCGTGAATGTAGGTCTTGATATCGTTGTAACAATCTTCGCATATGTCACTTATCACTGTCTTTTCATTAACATTTGAATAGCCTCTTTCTGCGTAATCGCCAGGGTAAATATCAAAGCCTGTTATTTTATAACAATTACTACAAAATTTGCCACAAACATCACATTTGTATGCTTTACTCATTCTGAATCACTCGCTTTCTTTTCTCTCAAAATTCTCACAAGACACATCAAGCAAGCAACCACACTGTTCAACTTCTCCCATTCCTATATAAGTTCTGTATCTGTAAGAGTTTTTACAGGTATAGCAGAAATCCTTGCCACCATTCGGCTTGCAACTTGTCTTTTTATCTTCCAACTCTTTCTCGATACTCTCATTTATCCTTTTAAGTTCCTTGACCTTTTCCTGCAATTCCTCAAAATCTTCAATGAGTTTATTGTATTTCTTCTTGCTTAAAATCTTCATTCTAAACCACCCACTTTCATGCAATCGCTTACAAGCATATCTGTTTTTATAAGTTCATAAATAATATCAAGGTATGTTCTGTGGTCTCTGTATGGGCAATTTGCGTATTTATGTATTCTTGGGTCATTATCTCTCCAATCATTAACACCAAAATACACATCGCTAACAAAAAGCATTTTCACATCTTTTGCAACGCAAAGGTAATAGCAACCATTCTTACCATATTCGCCCTTGCACTTCTTAAATCCAAATTTTTCAAATTCCTTTGCTTCAACTTTCGGAATCAGCATTTTCTTCACCCACTTTCAATAAATCCATAAACTTCTCAAACTGTTTCTGCGATACCTTGTTGTGCTCTTTTTCGGGCTTTAAGCGGATTATAAGGTGCTTTTCAGCGATAGAGGATAATTCCCTCGCTAACACCTTTTTACCTTGCTGTATGCCTTGCATATAGCCTTTAGGCGCTTTTCTCTCACCTATTGAACCACTAGCACGATTCTCTCCTTGACCGCCTAAGCTGACATTCCTAAGCTGATAACCTTTATTAGCATATAGCTTGATGTAATACTTCTCTTTTTCGTCAAGCTGGCTTTCGTGGAAATTCAGAAATTCAACTCGCCAACCATAAGGATTTTTCTCTTTGTCATACAGCTTATGTTTGCGTAAGCTAAGGTCTATATGCTGTTCGTAGCCTACAAGGTGGCTTGCCAATCTGCTAAGTGTATGTACTGCCTGTCCGACATAAGCGTACTTAAATCCGTTTTCATCTTCTCGGAGCAGAAAATATATTCCACTTTTATCATTCAGCTTTGGGTTCAGCTTCAGTAGTCGCTTTTTGTTTTCCTGTTCAATCGCCTTGGCTCTCGCTATGTTCTGATAATTCAATGTTTCCACCTGCCTTTACTATCTCGATTGCCTTATCATAAGCAATTAGCTGACCTAATTCTTTCGGTTTATCTTTTATGATGTCATCAAGGATTCTGTTTACAGGGACTTGACTTTTTAATTCTTCCAACTGCTCCACAAGCTTGTCTACATCATAGGCGGTCGGATATTTATCCAGTAATAGCAATACTGCATTTGTATTGAGCAAAGTTCCATTACTTAAAGTAACCGATTCTAAATCTTTCTTTAGTGCATCCACGTCAATCAATCTCATTCTTATCACGCTCCAATAATATACATTCAGTTTCAAAGAGTTTTTCAGATATATCTTTTAAATTAACTCTATCCTCAAATTCTTTGATAAAATCTCTGTATGCTTCTTCTCTCACTTTTTGGTCATGCTTGGTGCAATCAAGCATGTCAAACGAAACAGCGACTCTTCTGACAGAACTGTAATTTGGCACATCAGGGTTAAGATTTATGTATCTTTCACTGCATATTGGTATAATGCCGTTTTTCTGTAATAATTCTGCAATCTGCGATGTAAACGCCCTTGTAATTACATACTCTTTCCGGTCAGCTATTTCCTTTGTAATGCTCGCAAATACTTCGTTTGTATAATCCATTATCTTTCCTTTCTAGGACAGCCGTTATCTGACTGCCCTGTAATCAACCGACTCTTAGTTAAATGGTAATTCCTCGTCAATACCATCAGGAATTGACATAAAGCCATCATCGGGTTTTGGCTGTGGCTCTGCATTGCTGCCACTTGAATTTTTACTGTCGCAAAATTCCAACTTAGATATGTTGCAATCGTTAGTGTAGACTGTGCTTCCGTCTCTATTCTTGTAACTGCCTGTAGTCCACTCACCGATAACTGCTATCTTTGAGCCTTTGAATACGTGCTTTTCGACTGTTTCAGCTATTTTGCCAAAAGCCACGCAGTTAATGAAATTCGCCTTATCGTCTTTCTTCTTAAAATTCTTGTCAACAGCAAGTGTAAATCTTGCTATTGCCATTGCATTTTCACCCTGTGAATATCTAATCTCAGGGTCTCTAGTTAATCGTCCTAAAAGTGTTACAATGTTCATTATTTTTCCTCGCTTTCTGTTTAATTTCTAAAAAGGACACTCATTTGACCTTTCTCAAGATTTCGTCTATTGGTAGCCCTTTTCTGTATCTTCTGTATGCAGTGCTATATTTTATTCCTATTTTTTCACACCACTCCTTTAAAGTTTTTGTTTCACCATTAAAGGAAAATAATAAAAGTTTTCGTCTGTAGTTTACTGCATCTTTTACACTCATTCCTTTATTAAGCCTTGAGCATAATGTGCCAGCATTTATGCCGGTAATGTTCGATAATTTTGCAAGTGGAATATAATCACCTTTATAGCAAACAATGTGATTGTTGCGTTTGTTTAATTGTTGTTCTGAATTCGTAGCCCATCTGCAATTACCCGGAGAATACCCTTTATTGTTGTCTATTCTGTCAAGTGTAAGATCGTCTTTGTAACCATTCTTATAGGCCCAATCTTTAAAAGCCTCAAAATCATTTTGCCACTCATTGCACACCTTAATTCCGCGATTGCCATAATTGACATATGATAAGCTATGCGGGTTATTACACCTTGATTTCATACCTTGCCATATAACATAAATTCTTGTTCCGTGCATTCCGTGCTTTTTTGACCTTTCTTTAGTCTTTTCTGATGATAAACATCCGCATGATTTTGTGTTTCCACTTCTAAGGTTTTCGGCTTTAACAACAACTTGTTTTCCGCAATCGCATTTGCAAATATACATAATATGATTTCTTCCGTTTGGACTTCTCTTATCTTCAGCCCTCTCCATAACTGTTAATTTTCCAAATTTTAAGCCCGATAAATCTTTTATTTTACTCATTTGTTCTCCTTAAAAAGGGCAGCTGTCTTTTTTTAATTCGCACATAAAACCCTTTTTTGCTACATATACATTGCAGTTAATTGTAGACTGCATTTTCTTCAATGCACTTTCTTCACATATATTTTCACTTGATAGATGGCACATTATGACATTCTGCAAGCTATCTGAATAATTTGCCTTAACAAAATCGCAAGCTGTGTCAATGGATAAGTGACCTCTGAATACGTGATTAGCTTTGCCTGTATTATTCCTGTCAATTAAATCCTTGTCATAATTCACACCTAAGAGAATGTGGTTTATGTCTTTAAATCTCCACTTGATTAGTTCACAATCGGTAATGTAAAGCATTCTCCCCATTTCCTTGTGAGTAATCAGAAAGCCGAATATCGGACAAGGCTCACCATTTGCATTTGTATGTGTCCAATTTCCGTCTATTGTCGTTAAATCAAAGGATTTTACTGTAAATCCGCCCATGTTCATTGATTTACGGCCATCACCTAAATATGGGGCAAGTATCGGTATTCCCATTGGCTTAAAATCGTTTAATGACTTGCTATGGTCTAGAGGTGGGTGTGACTTATAATCACACCCTTTATCCCCCTTATATGCCAATTCAAGCCTTTTTTAATCTCCTTAATTGGTATTCCGCAATCAAGGATAAGTGTTTCTCCACTGTCGGAAGTTAGCAAATAGCAATTTCCGGCTGACGATGAGCCTAAGCATTTAAGTTTCATCTTCGTCACCGCCTTTGGACTCGTTTAAATATTTGACACGCAATTCATAAACAGTTTTGCAAAGGGTATTACAAATTTCATTGGCAATTTCCCCTTCGTTTGCTAAGTGTCGAACATAACTCTTACCACAAATATAGCAAGTGAGTTTTCTTATAAGTTCCCACATAGACCACGAAGTAACACTGTCAATAACCGTTCTCATCAATCCGTCTTGCCTTTTTCCGTCAACAGTTCTCTTGACAAACCAATATTCTCTTGGTTCTTTAAGCGTTGTGGCAACATCTTCTCTTATCACTTTACCCTTTAGTGATTTTTCCACTTCTTCAAGGATTTCCGATTTTAACTCTTCTTTTTCTTTCTCTGTCATAAGGTCACACCTCGATTTCATCATCCTGTGGAAACTGAAAATAATTCTGTGTCATCTTGTTAAAAGCAGTTTGCGGCAAAATGCTTACAAATTGAGTGCCTTTTTCGGTATTTATTATTGTTTTGAGAAAAATGACGCCCTCATTATGCTCCCTCAACATTTCCATAGTTTTATACGCTTTCTCTTTGGAAGAGTACTCGCCTAATACGTATTTCTCTCCATTGAATAGTGCTATAACGCTCTCCATTGCGTGGCACACAACTATCTGCTCATAAGGCAAATCAACATTGCCATGCTGTGAAATTACTCTCATATCAACTCTCCTCACTCTGCATAAATGGCGGTAGCTCCTCTGACTGCTTTTCGGCTGTGTCGGTCGGCTCTACATCAATTATGTTGTCCTTGTCAAAATCTACTGTGTTTGCGTTCTGCTCAATATCATAGGCAACATCCTGTTCGAGCATTTCATCGTGGCTGATTTCCTCGTAATCATCTTCTTTACCAAAACCGCTATGAGTATTGTTGATAGCTTTGAGAAGCCTATTTTTAACAGTTTTCATAGCCATTTGGTCTGCGAATTTCTGATGAACTCCGTTTCCGGTCTCCTTATATCCGTATCCCTGTTTCCAAGCTGTCTTTATCTGTGCCATAGTCATAACTTCTGCAATCTTCTCACCATTTCCCATAATTGCTACTGCATAAGCACCAACAATCTTGTCATTGTCGATATTCTCGAAGCTCTGCTCGTGGCAATCAATAATTGTCTTTGCATCCTCCTTGTGGTACTTGAATACATCCCCTTTATAAATAACTGATGCATTAATGTCTTTAAGTCCGTATCTTCTAGCGAGACAAGTTGCGCCATAAACAGACGGCTGACAGCTTAATTTGCCCGCATAAGCGACTGGGTAACACTGCTTCTTTCTTATTGATAATCCGTCTGTTACCATTTCAATAAGTGCATTTTCGATACTTGCCCTTGTGCAACTCTGTAATACAGGCTTCTTATTCATATCCTGTGTGTCCTGTAAAATAAGCATTGCTGACATAAGCTCGTTCGTGTAGTTGTAATCTTTAGGGAATGTTAAGCCAAATTTCTCTTTCTGCTTAATTTTTACAACCATTCCCTCTGTAAAATCTTTTGCTACAAGCTCTCTGCTTTCAGCTTCGTTCTTTTCCGCAACTGCTGTATTTTCTGCCATAATTAATCCTCGCTTTCTGCCTCATCTCTCCATGCTTTAAATTGCATATTCAAATCTTTCACTTTGACTTCAATCTCGTCTACCTCTTCCTCTTGTTCGACTAAATAGCCGACAAGCTCAAGCATATTGTGTAGAATATCTTCCTTTGATAGATTTGTTCTTATTTCTTCCATTTTCCTAAACCTCATTGAATACCTGAACCGCAAACAGTTCATTAGGTGTCTGCTTGAATAAAACTCCGTCAGATATAACTGTATACATATATCCGTCATACTTAAGCTCTACAGTATGTTTCTTACCGCCCATGTAATAATTTCTCTTCTTAATACTCATTTCTATACCTCCTATAATCCAAGTAACTTTTTAATTACTTCTCTGTCTTCTGCTTTAATCATTTCTATACCTCGCTTTCATTTATTATTTTTAATTCAGCTTTGAGTTTTTCAATTTCTTCCAGCTTGTCTGCAATTCTTCTTTCCGCCCTGTTTCGGAATGCCTCTTTTACATATTCAAAGTTAGGTTCTGTAAGAAACATGCAATTAAAATCAGTTATTCGCCCAACATCATCTTTCTTTGCCGTACTAAGGTAGTTTGGAAAAACTCTATCAACCGCCTTGTATGTCTTTGGCTTTTCTTCTGCTTCACATTCCTTAACGCATAAACCTTTAGGGTTACTACCATAAATATCTAAATTGTAAAAGTATAATTTCATATTATTTCTCGCTTTCTTCAAACTCTTTTAACTGTTCTGCTAACTTCTTGCACTCTTCTGCTACATATTCCTCTGTGCGGATTATCAACCCATCAATATGAAATTTACTTTCAATCTCCATTTGTATAAAAAGACTTTTTCTATAATTAGGAAATCTCTCATAAGCAAGTTCGAGTTCTTTTGCGTCATCGCAATGTGCGCAGTCAAAACCAAACCACCATAAATCACTTTCTATTGGATAGTTTGAATTTTCTCCGCCATCCGCAAAGGTAATACCGCCGTGGCATGAAAAGTATGCTTCAATACGGATTCTTTCGTCTTTATCAAGGTAAGCTCCAAGTAAAGGAAAAATACCGCTTATTTTTCGGTCTCCGACATCCGCTTTCTTAATTTCAAGATAGTCTGAATACTCTTTACCATATAAAGGGTGGTTTTTAGGAATGCCTACATATCCGCACCTATGCCCCATCGCATTGAATGTAACGACACATTTATATCCTACGTGTTCAAACTCTTGTTCTACAATATATCTATCATTCTTCATATCACACCGCCTCAATCACAAGCTCTTTGTCCTGTGTATGCTTTAACATAATCAATTGGTTATCAATCTGTGGTATTCTCCAATCGTCAACGCTCTCTGTATCATCAATAATAATTGGAAAATTAACGTTTGCCACTTTCTGAAAAGCTCGGCATATATCAACTTCCGTTAACATCCTCGCACCATGATTGAGGTTTCTCGCGTACGCTTCGCCGTTGTAAACAAAGTCGCAGCACTCCTCGGTATCGCCATTTAAGAGCGGTCTGAAAAGCTTTGCTGTGGCAAAATTCAGATACTTATTTACATCAGCCTGTAAAAGCTCATTCTTCTTGCGAGTAAACTCTTTCAGCAAATCAAGCTTTCTTTCCCAATCGGCAATCTCCTGATTGAGGTCGGTTCTCTTTGTTTCAAGGTCAGCTATGCTATCATCTATACGCTTGTTATTCGCCACACCAAGCTCAATCTTTGTATCAACTGATGAAACTTGCCTTAACAGTTCGTTTCGCTCGTTTTTGAGTTTTCTGATAAGTTCCGATGTATCGTTTTCATCTGCAAGAGCTTTCTCTTTTTCCTCTATTTTAGCTTTAAGTGCCTGATACTCACTGTTACCTGTCATATCAACATCAGTAGGCACCATTCCAAGCTCTTTAGCGATGTTATCACGTTCAAGCTCGTTAGCAACAGTATCACGCTTTTCTGTCAGCTCCTTAAGTTCTGCTTCAAGGTCAGCTATTTCTTTCTTCTTGTCCTCAATAGCCTGTTTGAATTCCTTGCTGTCACTTGATAATGAATTGCCCTTATCCTCAAGCTCTTTAAGCTTCTTCAATTTTTTATCACTAAAATCAGTTCTCAAACTCTCTATTGTATCTTCCGGCAATCTCTGACCGCACATCGGACAATTAACACTGCTTTCATCAAAGGAAAGTGCCTTTGCTTTTTTCCAGTCAGCACGTACCTTTGCTAAGTTCTCTGTGTAAATTCTAACCGTACCTTCAAAGTTTTTAATGTTAGCCTTTTTAGCTCTTATCATTGACTCTGTTTTGCGGATTGAAACATCGAAGCCGTCAATCTGCGACTGTAGCTCCATGCGTTTTTTCTGATTGTCAGCATTAGCCTTTCTTTCCATGTCAGAAAGTTCAAATTTAAGGTTCATAATGTCCTCTGTGGCTTTCTGCTTATCCTCTAAAATCTTGTTATAGTCGAACAGCTTATCTTCAATTTCCTTAAGCTGTGGCTCGTATGTTTTCTTCTGCAATTCAAGCTCTGCAAGGTCTGTATACTCATTGGTAGAATGAATTGTATCAATCCTTGTTGAGATTTCGTCTCTTTCCTTGACAAGTCCTTTTGAGCCATTCCTACCGCCTGTGCCGTTTAGTTTGCCACGACATACTTTTTTGAGCTGGTCTACATCGCCATCGTCAAACATCGGCTTAAGTTCGGCAAACTGTGGAAACATATCGCAGATTTCGGGATTTTTGTGTGTGCCAAAAAAAGTTGAGAGTGCTATTCTTTGATTCGTTGGCGATTTAAGCAACAATGTCATAGCGTTAAGACAAAATGGCAATATCTTGAGGTCTGCGATATTATCATTAATAAACTCGTTGTATTCAACCATTTTGTATGTAACATCATTGACATAGTAATCTGTATGTCCCGAACAAACTTCGCCGTCCTTATTTCTTCCTTGTCTTGTAACTTTTTTCAGAGTCTTTCTTTTTCCGTCAATCTCAAAGGTAACAGCCCTTACAATGTCAACATCGTCAATCTCAACTCCGTTTTCATCATGCGGTCTTATGCCTGTAATCTCTCTGTCGTTCTCATCGTGACAATTCAGCACATCAAGAATAATTCTCTTAACTGTCGATTTGCCGACTTCATTCTGACCGGACAATACAGTTTTCATTGAAAAATCTGTATCTAATGTGTTTTTGCCGTAGAATTTACAAAAATTCTGTGCAAAAATGTGTGTAATTTTCATTGCATTTCCTCTCTTTCTATTTGTTTATGGTTTTTAGAATCAAATTTCCGTGTAGGCTTGATTTCTTCACTACTCTTAAGTATGAGTCCGACTCCGATACAAAAAGCCACTCACTCGGCACGTAATGAGCCTTGTTGAGCAATAACTTCTGCTCTCTTGTTAATGGCTTCAATCTGTATCTTGTATCACCCAGCCTAATCCGTCTTACATTGTCGCTCATTTAGCTTCTCCATTTCTTTATCTAGTAACGCTTGAAAGTCAAATGATTTGTTTTTGTGCCGTTTAGCTCGATATAGTTCTTGTAGGTAATCGTTAGCACTCTGACGTTTCAATTGGCTACCAATCGCAGTAGATGTCAAGATTTCCATTTCCGCTCCCTTCGTCATATACAATCCCTTGTATGCCAACAGGAGTATCAACCACAACTCCATGTGGTAAATCATCACTTGCAATTACTACGTATTCGTTTTCATCAACTACCAATCCGTGCTCATTTAGATGTCTGCCCGGAATATTTAAATCGCCTCCAGGTAACACTCTCTGTGAGTACCACGTATAAGTGTAATCGCCATATCTGACTCTCCCCAACTTCCTAAATCGGCTACAACTGTATTTCTTACGGCAAGTTGGAACTGTTGGCTCTTCATATGTCTGCTCAACTACAACCGGCTCATTCTCAACTACTGTCGGTTCAATCTTCCCTAGCATTACGGCATTAATATAGGAAGAAACACCGGCTGTCAGCTCAATTTTGCTATCTGCTTTCGTTGCCATTGGCTTTAAGGTCATAGTTCCAATTATTAAAGTCGATAACATCAATATCCTTTTTCTTCTCATGCGGTTCTCCCTCCTCTATGAGACATATTGCAATCAGTATCAGCCAAAATACTGTTACGATTGCTCCAACGATGATACTCGCTGTCTTAATTCCGTATGCCACCGATAATCCAAGAAAAAATACAAATGCTAATGCTCCGAAAATCGAATAGCCACAGCCGGTGTAAAATTTTTCTTTCAAAGTTCTTTTTCTCATACAATCACCTCACTATGCAAAGCTCTGTTGAGCGTTTGCGTCATGAATAAGCTCATCAAGATACTTAGGCACGACATAGCAATCAATGAACTCATGTACATCGTCTATATACTTCCTCTTGATACTCTTATAAGTAGATACACAACCATACTCACGCTTTAACTGCGTCCATATATCAGAAAATGTCTTATGTCTGATACTGTTATCCCTGTATGCCTCGCTCTGCTTGCCACCAAGGATATTTACAACTCTGCGCTTAACATGCTGTTGTATCTCGTCAATATCGCAACTGTAAAGTGGCACATTTTCCTTAAGCTCGCTCACATCATCTTTGATGTCGTTTACTTTCTGCTCTAATTCTGTATAGCCTTGTGCCAAAAGCTGTATCTGACCGCCTGTTGTCTTTGGCATACCATAACCGCCTGTTTTTCTGATTGACGGAAGCACTTCATCCATTACCCACCGCTCAAATTCCTCTGCGCTAGGCAATTTTGATTTCATAATAAGTCGGTAAATATCACCCTCTGTTATGAATAAAACATCTTGATTTCCACTATTGGTAGGGATGTTCCATTTTAGAACCCCCTTGCAATGAGTTTGCACTGCCTTATGAGGTATTGCATATCCCAACGCTTTTGCAACATCACTTCCGGCAAAATATGTCTTATCGCCTTTAGTGATAGTTCTAATTTCTCCGAATTTTTCATTATTGAAAATTTGTAAATCGTTCATGTTTTCTCCTTTCTGTGTTATAATCTCCTCATTAGATAATAAGGAGGTGAAAAATCAATGGATAACTCAAAACTTGCCGAACTTTATGCTTTTGCCAAAATATGTGGCTATCAAGGAGATGCGCCTAAATTCAAGGAAGAGTACCGCAAATACTACGATGAATTTACGAGCGTTATCAAATCCGAGTCAGCTAAGGTCACGGCAATTAGTAATCCTTTTCGCACTAGCTATTAATTCTTAATCGCTAGTAAAGCAATGGTGAGAGAGTCGAGGATTTTACATTCGCTTTGTATTTTCTCGATTTTTTCACTATTTGCCACATCATCAGCAATACTTAAAGCTAACTGTTCTATACAATCTTGTAATGTTTTGAACTCGCCATCATTATTAATGGCATATGGTTTTCTCATTCCTACTCCTTTCTCTCTACTCAATAAAATAAGAAACTTCTACGCCAAAATAATTAGCAATCTTAATTAGCTTGTCTGTTTTTGGCATTGATTTTCCCGACTTCCAATCTGAAAAAGTACTTCGCGCCATTCCAAGCTCTTCTGACAGTTTGTAAAACGAAACGTTTCTAGCTTTTATGAGCGTGTCAAGTTTTTTAAAACTCGCCTGTCGTTTTTCCTTATTCAATTCCCCATCTCCTTTCTTGACAATAGTTAGGAAATCCGTTACTATAAAAAGTGCCATATTAGGCAAAATACGCTAGGAGGTAAAAACCTTGAAAGCAATTTTGATTTTGCCTGTTCCATATTTGCGAGGTCGCATTTAAAATGTAGCAATCGGTGTAGCGCATTTCGGGCAGTAAAGCTCGATAAAAAATCATGGCTGGCATTTCCGGTAATATGCCGTGCTACGCTAGATACTCCTCTCAATCCGTCAGCTAATGGCGATTAAACTGCTGAACTTAAACTGCATAAGTGACGGAACATTTAAAGAAGCATTGTGTAGTACCAATGCGCTGAAAGACTTCAAAATGTATATGGTATAAAAAATATTGGAGGTCACTATGCAATACAAACCAAATTACCCAAATATAGATAAATTATTTCCGCAACACAAAATTCCTAAAATTGAATCACCTACATATGAAAAAGACAAATCTCCATACGAGCTTTTAGAAAGTCAGTCTGCTTATCTCGAAAAGACAAGCAAGGAACTTCACGATATGGCTCAATCCGCTAAATCTCAAGCTGATTCCGCAAAAGAGATTGCTGAAAGTTCTAAAACGCAAGCTGATATTGCATTGGAAACATCGGGCAAGGCAGATGTTAAAGGTTGGATTTCTGTGGCTGTTTCTATCATCTGTGCTTTAATGGAATTTGCTGTACATCATTCAGAAATAATTGATTTTGTCAAAGCTTTGGCAAAATAAAATGGCAAAAAATCTGAAACAGCAAAACAAATATTGAAAGCACTAATGCTACATCTGAAACAGATGGTTTTTTCATTTTTGCTCCTTTCTTTCTAATCCACGAAACTTTCAACCGGTTCATCAAGATAGCTTGCAATTTTAATCATGGTGTCTAATTTTGGCTTGCTTTTATCTCTCTTCCAATCTGAAAGCAACATAGGTGAAAAGTTCAAGTCTGTTGCTACTCGGTATGATGTGATACCCTTTTTCTTCAAAATTTGCTCAAATCTCGAATATGATTGAACATATTTCTTAGAATTATTCATTTTTTACGCTCCTTTCCTTAAAAATATATTGATTTTATTAAGGAAATCCGTTATAATGAAACTTACCAAGACAACAAAATAACAAAATTAAAACCTAGGTTTTAAGGCTTTCCTTAATCTAGGTCTAGTATATTATGGTTTTCTTTAATTGTCAAGCATTATTTTAAAGTTTTCCATAATAATTTACGAGGGATTTTTTATGTACGAATACTATCAGAAATTACTAGACGAAAAAGGCTTAAAAAATGCCGATGTTGCAAGAGCTACAGGCATTTCAAACATGACTCTATCTGATTGGAAAAGAGGAAAGAGCGAGCCAAAAACTAAGAATATGCAGAAAATTGCTGATTTTTTAGGCACAACTGTCGATTATTTTACTACGGGCAAAGAGACTGCGCCCGACAACGTGGAAAAGCGACAAGATGAATATACTGAACTCATAAGCTTATACTCAAAGCTATCAGAAGATAACCAAAAAGCTATAATGCAGATTTTGAGAAATTTAAAATAAGGGGGATTTATTATGTATGTAATACTTATGGTTATTATGGTTGTGGGATTGATTGTTTTACTTGAAAAATTAGCAGATATAGATAGTAGTAATAATGGAAATACCACGTATAATGAACAAGGACAGAAGTGTTGTCCATATTGTGGCTCGACACATTTCCAATATGCCGGTCAACAAATTTATGGTGCTCGTCCTGAAAAGACGAAAACTAGGTACACGGCAAATCTAAATCCGCTCCGACCTTTTACACTTGTTAATAAAAAAGAGAAGGTTGTGAAAAAGGCAAGAAGCGGATATGCCGTTGACGAGTTTATCTGTTTGAATTGTGGTAATCGTTTCAGATAAATCCTTTTGCAGAGGTAGGTTTTTCCTACCTCTATTTTTTATCCCCACCGCTTAATTGCTGACTTTATGAAGCCTAGCAAAAAGTCGAGTAGTTTTTCATTTTCAATGCTATCAATTAATTCCTTTATTTCATCCTTATATTCCATACAATACCACCTCCGATACATCAATTATAGAACATTTGTTCTTAAACGTCAATAAGGACGGCAGAAAAATCCACCGCCCTACCGAAACTTGAAGAGTTCTCTTATTTGAGAACATCATTACTGTAGCACTTTAAAGCGTTTTATTTTGTCGAATATTGACAACATGGATTGTTTTGTAACCCTATTCCTATAAAATAATCGAGAGGGCTTATGCCCTCTCTTTTTATGCGCAAAATCCTATTTGTGGTATAGTCTGCTAAACCAGAGTTTAGGTAATATAAGATATGATAAATACAATAGTTGAATATTATTTTGCAATATATGCAATGAATCCCATATAAGTAAGACCTTGCGTATGCGAATATGACGATACCCATGATAATGTACCATCAGCTTTCAACTGTAATGCAGCTATTGCGCCATTAGGGGTATTCCATCCACCATCCACCAACAACATTGGAGATGTTAAAGTCGGAAATGTTTTTCCATCAGTATTCATTAATGGCAATGATAATCCGAGATTAGTTACATTTTCTAGGAAATATTCCTTATTTTTTACAACACCACCAGCAGTATGTTTGTAGTAGATAAAACATATCTTACCAATCATTGTTCCCATAATATCGTTTTTAATAGTCATTAAACTCTGGTTTACTTCATCCAGCCCATTTTTTAATATTCTTCCTTGATTTGCTGACAGTGCGTTTGCGGTGGATGTGCTCGTAAGATTATCTGCGACTGTAACGTGTGTGTCTGTTAAAGCAATAGTAGTATTGCCACTCTGATTCATTGTAAACGCACCTTTAGAAGTACCGTTCTGAGTAATAGTAACTGTACCATTACCGACACTTGGAATGGTCGGTTTATTCTTAATTACTGCATCACCACTTGTTGCGTTCCAGTCAGGTTGTGGTCTCCAAGTATTAGTGTCCGTAAACTTTGCTCCGCTTGGAACATCTGCATTCACAGTATGACCATTAACTGTTGATGCATTTCCACCGTTAGCCGGAAGAGAAAGGGGCTTATTTGATAAATCGTTGTATGAGCCGGTAAAAGCAACAGTTTTTAAGTCACTTAAAAATTTAACGATTTTCCCGACTATGCTTGATATTTTTTCGCCGGTTGTTGGTTTTGTTCGTGATGTTGATTCAGTAAATTTTACTGTTGTGTTTGAAGCTTCGCCAGTTGTTGACAGTGCGCCTATGTTGGCAGGAGTAATATTGACATTTCCTCTCCGATATGAACTTTCAGAGTTTCCCTTGACGCCGGTAACAGGCGTACCAGCTAATACATCCCAATATCTGTCAATGGTCAGATATACATTACTTCCAGACGGAATTATATTACCAGCCCCCTCTTTAAAATCATCGTTTGTGGTAAATTGGTCTGTTATATTATACATATCTCCCGAACTAGCATCTGCTGTTCTTGGCAAATTAGCAAAATTAATAGTTCCCAGAGGTCTTAATGCTCCACTGAAACTCTCCGATATTTCTTTAACTTGCTCTGCATATTTCTGCGCTTCCGACTCACTTTTTGCAGAATTGGTTTCGCTTGTCTTGGCATTGGTTTCGGAAGTCTTGGCTTGACTCGCTGAAGCAGAAGCAGAGGCTTTACTTTTGCTCGCTTCACCGGCACTTGTGGACGCACTAGTAGCACTTGCACTTGCATTGTCAGCATAAGTCTTAGCATTGGTCTCGCTAGTCTTGCTCGCCTGTTCACTGGCAGAAGCACTATTTTTGTAAGACAATGCTTGATTTTCACTCGCTTTTGCATTTGCTTCTGACCGCGCAGCCGCTTCCTTATTGAGCCTTGTTGCTTCTGCTGCTTCATTGATAGTTGTAATAGTGCTGTGAGCCGACTCCTCGTATTCCTTGGCTTTAGTCTCGCTTGTCTTAGCGTTAGTTGCAGAAGTAGATGATTCTTGAGCTTTGCTGATAGCGAGTTTTGCTGATCCTTGAGCCTTTTCTACCGATTCTGCTATGTCGTCAAGATAACTCCGAATAAGTCTTTGAATTTCAATGTCAAAATCCTCAACAGTTCCCATCCGCTTAACTATTCCCGGTGCGAAACACATCCATATCTGCTGTTTTTTAGTGTCGGAGTCGGTCGATACCGCCCATTCTCCGGCTTTCATTTTTGAGGGGTCAAACTGTGCATATGCCCCTCGTCTCATTTGAATTGCCATAAGCTATACCTCGCTTTCATCAATACCCAATTTCTGACACAATCTTGAAAACTTATCTTCCAGTTCATCTGTGTGTTTTTGCATCTTATCAATCTTCTGTTCATCTCCGGCAAGTCTTAAGATTAGGAATTGCTCATAGTTCATGCCGTAGTACAGTGTATCATCATCCGACGTTGCTTTGTTTTGAAAAATCATATCAAGGTTTTCATCGACATGTCCTTTATCTTTAAGATTCTCGATTATATCCTGTGCCATTGCTCCAAAATATAACGGCTTGTCCGAATATCCTTGTCTATTAAGATTGTATTGAAATAAATCGACCGAGCCTACTGCATCAATATAATCTTGATTAATTGCTTTAATATTCTTTTTTAAGTGTTTATCTGACGAACTCCATACCCAAGTAGTATCAACTTGGAAACTTAAGGCACTGCCATTCCAACCGCAATGGTATGTATGACCTGTTGCATCGCCACACATTGCATATCCTCTATCGGTTTCTCTAAATTTATCAGAGCCTATCTCTTGAGCATACATTGTCTGTGCACCTATAGAGCCTGTGGCTCCATAAAGTGTAATCAAATTCTCATCATTTTTAACAATTCGCAAGACCGCACCATTCATCCAAAGCTCATAATTGTTTCCTGAATTGTCAGTAGCTGTTAAATCAATCGTTGAATTACTTAAATTTCCGTTCAGTGCAATACTTCCACCGGACATATTAAGATTTGAAGCGGTTACTTTTCCATCGTTGTCAACTGCAAACACTCCATTTCCAATATCAATTGTTCCGCCAACAATATTCTTACCGGTAATTGTTGTTCCTGTGATGTCCTCCGCGTCAACTGAACCGGCCTTAACACTAAGTGCATTTACATAGCTTGTAGTCACTGTGTCTTTGGTTATTTGAGTAACTTTAGCAGTAGTGTCAGCCACATTATCCCAAGCAATTTTCACACTGCTATCAAGTGCAATGCCTTTATTATCCAGCGTTACAAGTGTCTTTCCGTTTGCGTCTTTGACATACTGCTTGCCGTTTACGTTATTCTCACCACCTAAAGTGAGTGTACCGCCATGCGCCCAGTCAAAATTAATGCCGATAGCCGACATAATATTGAAAATAGCGTTTCCATCTTTATCAACTCCGGCATTCCATGTTTTACCATAGTCACTTGATACAGCCATGCCATTAGCCGTCATTTTCCACTGTATATTGCTTGAATTAAGGTCGGCTTTATTATGCATAATGTAAATAATTGAGCCGTCCTCTTGTTTCTGCTCGGTCTTAAAAAGTCCAAGTGATTGAGACATTAACTGCGTCAGCAATTGCATTTGCTTATCATATACACTTAGTTTTGCCTGTGCAACTTTCCTAGCCTGTACGATAGCCTTTGTCTCATTGCTAAATTTATCAGCACTATTCCTTGAAGCATTTTCGGCGTCACACGAAATTTTTGTACCGCTTCCAACTGTAAATGTTCGGTTAGAAATAAAACAGCTATAAGTATTCTGCTTGCGGTCTGTCACAAGCGCCACATCTCCGCTCTCAATCAGTGGGTTTGACAAGAGCGTAGCGTCAAGAGGTCTAAACCTCATGCCACCGATTTTTTTGAAGATATAGTTTGCAACTGTCTGTGCCTTGTCTGCCGAAATAAACGGATTATCAGAGATTGAGACTGCATATCCCTCTTTTCCGGCAAGTACATTAACATCTTTTGCCTTATCCTCTTTTGAGGTTACAATAACTTTAACACCTGTAATAACAACATCATCGGTCGCAACATTCAAATCCTTTTGTGTGTAAACATTGTGGTAATTTCTCGCCTCCGTGAATGTTCCACCATCAACGCTATCTCCACTTGAATAGTCGGTAAAATTTCCACCATCAACACTATCTCCGTCAGAGTATGGTGTAGTTTTCGTGCTAAAAGTTCCACCATTGTAATTTTGGTTGTCAAACTGGCTCATATCATACCAACCGATAAGTAACTCACCATCGTGACCGCACTTGCCCCATAATCCACTTAACTGCAAAATGTAAGCTATTACCTGTCCATATGTGAGTTTTTGATTATCACTCGGTATCTCGTTAATCACGTAATCAGAGTTATCAAATCTCGCCATAGTAAAAGGTGCATCGCACTTAATACAAGCGTCTCTGACTACCTCATACGCTGTCGTAGGGTAGCTTAAATTGCTGTCATACTCACGATTGAAATTATTAATATTGTCAAGGCAAGTAAGTGTTATGAGTGAGCCGTCATAGCTTGTCTCGCTGACTCTATACTCACCGATTTTTAGTTTTTCGGTTGTGCCGTCAGAAAAACTTTTTGAAACATATGCTGTTACGCTTGCCTTGTCAAAATCATACTTGTTATAATCTTCGTAAATGTTATTCAGCTTAATTTTCAGTTTTCCGGCAATCAAAGCCCCGATTGTGAAAGTGCCATTGCTCGATGTTGAGTCATTAACCTCGAAGCCATTTGCCCACAGCTCGCTATCACTAATAGGGATTTTTTCACCACTTGCCGTAACTATGTCAGCAAAACAATTTACATTTATATCATTGTCAAGCATTACTGCCCTTTGCCATTTAGCTGATACGTTTAGCATTTAATCACCGCCTATTCTTCTATGAGAGGAAAGCTTAATACCTCATACCTCTTATTGCCAACAGTCCATATCTTGATAGGTGCACTTCTGTCACCTACATAGAATGTACGTGTTTCGTCAGTGCCACTCATAGCGTCAGGATATGTCACTCTGATATATTCGGGGTTCACCATTTGAAGTATCTTTGCTGTCCTAGCCTTGTCAGTACCACTCCACGACAATTTAATTTGTCGTTTCTGTGCTATTCTATTCTTGTGCATTTTGCCGTCTTGTGTACGTCCACTATCGCTTGCAGACACATCAATCAAGCCCCATTCAAAGCTTGACGGAGTAGGTAATTCCACTCCGTCTACTAACATCATTGCCATATTGTTACCTCGTAAAAAGACACCCACGCAAGGGTGAGTGTCTTAGCCAAATTCATTTGCTACAATATATCGTTGTCCATGCTTTGCCTTACCTACCTGTGTCATGCGATAGAGTGTTTCGCTGTCACACTTAAACACGTTTTCAATGATAGGTGCAGAATTTCCACCGGCATTATAGTTCATCATTACTTGTGCCATGCCCTCCATGACAGCCTGTTTAATTCCCTCGGTGATTTGTTGATTGTTTGCAACTACGTTTTTGCCGTTTGAGAATTTACCTATCATCTCGTTATGGTTTGCTAAAAACATTCCGTCCTCGCCCTTTGGGAAGCCGCCTTGGCGATAATATCTAATAGATATTTTTGGCAAACTGAATTTTCCAAAATCTTCCCAACTTACTGACAGGTGAGGGATTTTAATTTTTGCCGTTATGCTCGGTAAACTAATTCCTCTCCAAACACTAGGTAGATTATTCATCTTCCTTTCTGTTCCACTCATGGAATTGTTTGTATTTGCGAGTGACCTACTGGCTTTGGATGCAAAATCTGAAAATGAGTTTTTAGCGCCACTCGTACTCGAGCTTGCTTTGTCTTGCAATTCCCCCATTTTTGCCTTGTTGCCATTAATAGAGTTGTTTATTGAACCAAGGAATCCTAAAAGCCCGTTTTTAAGCCTTGAAAAAGCACTTTGAGAATTTGTCGAGCTTGTACTTGACTTGTTCTCCATCTCTCCCATTTTGCCTTTAGTTCCGTCTATGCCGGAGTTTATATTGCTAAATGCTTGTCCTAGCGCGTTTGCAAGTCCGTTAAACACACCCTTTGAATTGGTTGTGCTTGTACTTGACTTGCTTTCAAGTTCTCCCATTTTATTCTTGGTTCCGTCTATTGCCGAATTTGTACCGCTTAGAGAGTTTTTAACACTATCACTTGCGGTTTTGTGAGACGAACTAATGTCGCTTGTATCGTCTTTTGTCTTTTTTCTGTATTCGTCAAGTTTGCGTCCGGCTCCCGAAATATGTTCATTCGTTTTTCCTACGCTTTTTCCGACACCATTCTGCATATCCTGTACGGCTTGGTCTACTTCCTCTCCGTATTTCTTGACATCATCTTTTGTTACCTTTGCGCTTTCACTTATAAGTGGCAATTCTACAAAAGGCAATTTATTTAGCTTTGTGATAATTCCGTTGATGAAGTCTACTAGCCAGTTATTTACATCTGTTACAAGGTTTCCACCAAACTTTGCCAAATCTCCCGAAATATATGTCAATAAATCAGTCCACCAACTTGTATCACTTAGGTTTTTGAAAATATCCCCCCAAGTGACATCTGTTCCGGCTATCCAGTTTCCCACTGCTAAGCCTATGTTTGCGGCGGCAAGCACTATAGCTACAGAAATGGATATTTGCCATGAAGCACCGAGTAGCTTAGCTCCAAGTCCTGCCATTAAAGGTGAAACAATGGAATTAACATCAGTTCCTTTTGAGTCAAAAAACAGTGAAACACCATCTGCCGCAAGGACTAATCCGACTTTTGCAGAAACGCTTGATAGTTTTGACGATAATAGTGCGCCAACTTTTCCGTCTATTCCTGTTAATTTTGCAAGAGCAAAACCGGCTACAATCGTTGCGCTCAAAGGGTCTTCTTTAAACCAATTTGCAAGCCCTGTTATAATGCCCTCTGCAAGTCCATTAACAAGCTCGTGAACATCTTGGAAAACTCCTATCCAATCAATATTGGCAAAAAACGTACCAATTTGAGTACCGATTTCAGCCCAATTTGTACGTTCTACTGCTGTTGTTAGAGTTGTGAGTATTCCTTTAGCCCATGCTGATATAGTCTGCCCCAATAACGCAAAATCAAAATTCTCAAAAAATCCATTAATGCCATTAGCAATCGACAAGCCAAAGTTAGTCCAATCGAATGTTGTGCCGAATGAATTGAGAAAATGCAAAGCTGTGTTTAGCGAACCAGCTATTGTTGCGCCCAAATCATAAAAGAGTCTTGGGCTGATTAAGCCGTTAAGGAAATCTGCAAGTCCTTTTCCAAAATTGTCAGCTTTCTGATAAATCTTCTTCCAATCAATGCTCTCCATAGCACTCGCAAGAGCGTCACCGATGTACTTTCCGAGTGAGTATAAATCTTTGATTGATGATTTGTATTTTTCGAGTAGTCCATCGGTCTTTTTCAGTGAGCTATCAACGCCACCGCCAGCTCCACCGCTACCTGAACCGCCACTGCCTGAACCGCCACCACTGCCACTATCGCTGTTATCGTCAAGTGCGTGTATCTCATCTATGCTAAGCAGTGTCTTTTTCAGTTTTTGTGCTTTCTTGTTGGAACTATCAGCATTATCGCCAATATCGCCAACTCCGTCAGCTATGTCCTCCATGCCGTCAGCCGTGGCACCGCGACCGCTTATCTCGATAGTCCATCCGAAGATTGCTCCGAGCGCGTCAGCTACAGTTCTTGTGAAGCTGATAACCTTGAGCATTACTTTGTTTAAGGCTTGAACAAACGGCTTTAAAGCATTGATTATTACGCTACCTATGATACTGCCCCATGCTTGGAACTCTTGCTTAAGGACTCTTATGCTATTCGCCCATGTCAATTTGTTATCGTAAAGGCTTTTTATCCTCTACTTCTTATAGTTTCCTATAAGTTCAGCGTACATTTTCAACCACAAAAATAAGACGCATTTCTACGTCTTATGGTTGTCGAGCACTCTTGGGAAGATTATATTTATTCACTTCCTACGCGTTACAGTGTCAATCAGCCTTTCGCTATCTGATTGATTACCTCGGTATTGACTTATTGACTTATCCATTTATATCCGTATGCTGTCCTGTCGGGTTTATCAACTACTTTGTGTATGGCTTTGTAATTGACCCTCAACGCTTTGCCAGCGTCAGATATTCTATCATACTCCTTGACTACTTTATTTGTTTTTATGTCAATTTGAGCTATTTTCCTACCCTTTTTTAGTTTAGTATACATGCTCAAATCTTTTATCGGAAAATCTTCTTTATAGACAAAAATATATCCATTGGCATTTTTATAACGATGTTTCAATGCCCCTATCAGCGTTGTCCTGTTTGTTCCTGTTTCGGTTGAAGCCCGTGCTATGCTATCAAATTCTTTGATATAATTGCCTTTTAGGTCACATTGAATAACTTTTCTCTGATTGATAGGTTTTGGCTTTACATATGTCTTAGCTCCATTAGCTTTATATTCATCTTCAAACATGAATTGATAGCCTTTACATGTCAGCATTTTGTTTTTGCAACATAATAATACATCAACATTACCAAAACCATATTTCTCGGCTTCCATCGCACTATCGTATCTTTCTATGAATGTTCCGTCTTTATCTAGCCTTACGACAGCTCTTGCGTTGTGTCCACCAACACCGCCCTTATTCTCATTATATCCATCTCTGTATGTGTTATACAAAGATATATAAAATCTTTCAAGTCGCAATGCTTTCTGTGAACTATTGCATTTATCAATCACTTCCCATTCAAAGTTGTCCTTGCCATATTCTTTAATTGCTCTGTGAAATAAGCAATCCTCTTTTGGCGAACACCTTAAATGTTGTTGAACCCTAGCGTGATAGTTTACTGTTTGTCCGATATATAATTTTCCGTTTACTTTATTTGTAGCCTTATAGATATAATACGTTCTCATTAAATCACCTCAAACATATTATATCAAAGTATGTTGTCTAAATCAACTTAGTTTTCACCGACTTTGCTCGATTTTTCATCAGCATATTACTATGCTGCGCGACACATGAAACTAACGTTTCGTTTATCGGCTGTCTTGGCGAAGTCTCCTTGTGCAGCTTGTGTATTTGCCATGACATAATTATATCTTAGCAATACCTTTTCAGCTTGCGTCATGGATTTGATATTTGCGTCAAGTCCGTTTTTCATAGCCCACTCTGAAAGTGTGGCTTGTGTTAAATCAAGTCCGTATCTCCTTAATGGTGCGATTGTTCCTGAAAAAATGGATTGTAAACTCTTTGCAACATCGGCTTGGTCTACATCATAAAACGAAGCCATGTCACCAGCTAACCTTGTAAGATTAAGCGACATATCAGCCATACTGTCTGTGGTCTTGTATAGCGTGTTATTTTGGCTCATAAGAGCTTTATTTGCCACTGCCGTACCATTCGCCACTTGCTGTGATGTAATACCTACAGAAGTGCCGAGTGCTTGGAAACGGCTTGATATTTGCTTAACTGTCAGCTCCGACATTCCAAAGTCTTGAATTGATGTTTTTGTAAAATCATCAACCTTGCTTTCCATATCACCAAACGTGGTATCTACTACGTTTTGAACCTCTGTTAATTGGCTCGCTAAATCAACTGCACCGCCTAACTTTCCTACAGCTCGCATAACCAGCCAATAAGTTGCGTAAAACTTACCGATAGTTGAAGCCAAGCCCCTAAATCCGCTTCTTGTACTCTTAATTGACTTAGTTGTGTTTGAAAAGCCTGTTACAAGTGACCTACTAGCCGAACCGACTTTTGAGCCTTGCTGTGACAGATTAGCAAGTGCATTAGTCATTTGAATAATGTTACTGTTGACTCTCGGTGCGCTAGATAATGTTGTCATTACCTCTTTCAAGGCACTGCCAAGGTTTCTGATGTTATCCGCAGCATATCCGGCTGATTTTGAACCGAGCTTTGAGATTGAGGCTGTTAGCTGTGTAATCTCTGCTGATTGCTTTGAGATATTCGCAAAGCCCGACAATTCTGTTGCCATGCTCTTTAAGGCACTTGCCGAGCTGACAAGTCTTGCAGTATCAAGGTTGCCAAGCTTTTCCATGTTAGTTGCAATCTTGCTAAAGGTACGAGTGTCGATACTGCTCACACTTCTAAGTGATGTTGCAAGTTGCGACATTCCACTCGCAAAATTGCTTATGCTTGCACCATTGAGGGAATTGAGAGTACTTCCAAGCCCTTGCAACTTACTTTGTAAATTGCCTATGGCTCTAGTCGCTTGCTGTGCGTCCGACTTGATTTGAAGCTCAATGCTCTCTGCCATTTTCTCACCTCCCTGTAATAAAAAAGAGCTACCCTAAAGTAGCTCTCATGTATTTAGTCTTTGAGCAGATAGTATGTTGTAATCAACCCAACATAGCCATCTTGCTTAAGCCCCCTATTCTTCTGAAATACCATGACACATTTAGTGAGATAATCACTCCACTCTTTGTAATCAGTGTCAAGTTTGTAGAAATGATACTTGTCATGCAGAGTTTTTCTCAGCCACTTAATGGCTGTCGGGCAGTTATGCTTCTGACCACTCCACAGATTGTGATTTTTAGCAAATCTCTGTGAATTAGCTCCAAACTTGCCATCTTCCTTAAGCTCGTCTGTGTCAAATCCGATATTCATGGCATGTTGCCATTTTCTTACATCGTCATTATCAAGGTAATATTCCTCGTTGCCTTTCCAAGCGTTATTCTTTACCGGAGTTGCTATTGGTGCCGGATTATTCTCTATTCCGTCACCCTTATCAAGCTCAATATAGAGTAGGTTAGCGTCAGTGCTGTTATTCAGACCGCTACAGGTAAATGCACTCGAATACTGCCAGCCATACAGAGGATGTTGAATAACAGGCTTCTTTGCACTGTTAGGCTCATCACCGATAGACATTCCCTTAGTTGACGGATAACGTGCTATCCAAAACGGACAATTAATCTGATTTGCGTATGGTGCAATGTACTGATTGTAAAAGCTAAGCCCTGTGTATACACCAAAGTTAAGACCGGCATTCTTAATAACGCTCTGATATGTGTTGATAATATCAATAAGCGTCTGTCCGAGCCCTTGCTGGCACTTATCCTCAACATCTAACCAAACAAAAGTTTTTCTTCCGTTAAGTGTCTGAATGACCTTATTTGCGTCTGTCTTTGCCTTGTCTACTGTTGTAGCGTATGAGTAGTTGTAAACACCTTGTATTGGCATTCCTACATCAGTGCAGCCTTTCCAATTTTGTTCAAAGGTTTTATCCGGATTAAGGTCTTTGCGGATTATTTTAAGGATTGCAAATTGCACCCCAGCCCACTTAACCTTACTCCAATCAATATTTCCTTGATATGACGATACGTCAATTCCTTTATATGCCATATTTTCACCTCATTAATCAGGACTTTCGGGTAATCCCGACTGTCTTAATGCGTTAATTCGTTGCTTCATTTCATAAACGGCAATTTCCTCATTAGACTCCTTGTATTTAGGCTCGTTATCTTCTGAGTATTGCTCATTTAACGATTTTTCAATGTATTTTGCTCTCGCTTTATTACCATTCAAAGCTCTGTCAATAGCTGTAAGAGTTGCACTTAATCCGTATGTGCCCCACCAAGCCCACATGTTGGAGTCGGCTTCTTTTTGCTCAAGCATATAAGCCTTTGAATAAGGCTCTAAATCAGCCGGACAAGACATGTCTATGTCCTCAACGCTAAATCCATAGCCTTTAGTTGCTAAAAGCCAATATGGGCGGATTTCGTTGCAATACGCTTCCCACGTAAGCTCTTCTACTTCTTGATTGGTTTCTTCTTGGCTGTCTGTTCCTCTTTCGCCAACAGCTTCGATAAAAAACTGTTCTTCTCCAGCTCTGCCGTCAAATCATCGTAGAGCGACATTATATCTTTGCCCTCTTCATTCTCAGGGTCAAGGTAATCGTCAAGTAAATCATACATCTTTACAAGCTGTTTCTCTTTTGCTTCTTTATTGTCAAATTCAAAGCCAAATTCGTCGGCATGAAATTTCTGCAAGCCTACAAGTAAAAATTCCGGTAAAAAGCCGAGCATGTTGTCAATCGCTTCAAGCTCATCTCCCTGTTGTCCCATTCCTACAACTCTTGGGATAATTCTATTTTGATATACCGGTGCATATCCGAATTTAACTGTATACTCTTTTCCACTTAATTTAATTTTCATTTTATCTTTCCCTTTCTCCCTAATTTATATAGGGAAAGAGGCAGTTTTAACACTGCCTCGATTACCTTACTATATTGTTTCTTCAAGTTCGCTGTCAGCCGTGCTATCATCATAGCCAACCGCTACGGCTTTTTTCGATTGGCTCATGATTTTTTTGTGAGTGTGATTGCTGTTGGATAACCTTGGTCATCTTCTGTTACCGCAACATCGTAGTTATCCTCAATCCACTTAGGTACTGTCTGAACTGATACAGTCGCAGTTCCTGTTAAGTGGTCATCGGAAGCCTCACCTGGGGCGAATGACTCCTGACCGATAAAAGCGCAGATACCTTCTGAACCTTTTCCATCTGTACCATAGAGAATGATGAAATCGAGCTTCTTGCCCTCGTTAGTTACCATCTCATCTTTGTACTTCTTCTCAAAAGCTCCCTCGACCTCCATAGAGCCGGCTGAACGTCTACCCATTTCCTGTGTCTCTACTAAATCCTCAAGAGTTGAAGTATCTACCATGTTCTGTGAACCGAATGGTGAGGGAATTGATTTTGCTCTAAGTAAGAGCTTGTAAGTTCCAGCCCAATAATCGCCACTTGTGGCGGATGCGGTTGGTGTCTTGTAAGCAATTCTACTTTTTAATCCTGTTGCCATTTTTATTACCTCCTAATTTTTCATAAAAAAATAAGAGCCAAAAAGCTCTTATAATCTATCATTCCAGTCGAATGACCGCCTAGCACGTAATGTTGCTGTCCATATTTTGCCGTTTTTTCTAGCGAATGGGGCCGGTGTCAGCTTAAATGACATTGCTTTGTATTCATTAGCCACTGTCTGCGCCACATTCAAGGCTTCTGAACGGCTTTTATTTGTTGTAACAATTACTTGTGCTGTAAATAACACTGTATTTATTCTTTCGCACTCTAAATCCTCATTCTGTTCTATAGGTTCGAGTGCTTGAACTAGCACTGTCGGGAAACTAGCCGCTGCGCTGTCCGACTGTTCCTCTTGTGTGAATTTTAGCTTGGGATATTTAGTTTTCAATTTTTTCTCACATCGGGTTTTCATAATCGCATATGTGAGGTTTTCAAGGTCATAAACCCATTGATTTTGACTTGCCACTTTATCTCACCTCAACTAAAATTTTTCCGCGCCGTTCTCATAATGTCATTTTCCATTTTTAAAAATGCGTGATACATCGGCATTGTAGGTGTAATGCCGTATGAATGGTGTAATTCTCCGCTTTCGTCTCTCCAATACCAACCCTCGCTGTCAAATGCGTGTGTCTGCCCCGGAAAAGTTCCTTGACCGCCTCTTGTATCATTAAAGTGCGGTTTAGCTTTCCAACCCGAGCCGTATTCAGCCATAAGCAAAGGCGATACATCAACTGTTTTAAGTCCGTCTGCCGTTTGCCATGTGCTTTGTATCTGCCCTGTTTCCGTAGCAAGCACAATAGCCGTACAGCCGTCCGTTGTATCTTTAATTTCGTAACTAAATGTAATGTAGTGTCCGAAATTGCCTGTATTTGCTCGTGCTACAGCAATACCATTACCGGCAAGTTCTCTGACAAACGCTATGCACTTGTCTTGTAAGCGGTCTTTGTATCTTTCAAGTTTGTCTATCGCATCTTGTATAGATTTTTCTGTTAGGGAAATGTCAAGCTTCATAATTACACTTCTTTCACAACTGCTTTGAGCATGTATTTAACTGAATAGAGAGAGGGTTTCACTCCGACTATTGTAAAGTCTGCGGAAGTTGAATCAACTAATCCGTTTTCGTCCTTTGTAGGCTCGCTATCAAGCCAAATAATGTCACCTTTTTTAAAAGGGTATTCTCCTCTGTCTGTCAGCAAAACAGCATCAAAATCAGCCGTATTAAAGCCATATTCCTTGTTCTGTGCTTCTCCACCGTCAAATGATATATTCGCCCGAAAATCAACCGGCTCCGAAAAGCCTGTTTCTTCATGGGTGTAGTATATCTTCTCTCCGTCCTCTGTTTCGTAAAACTTTAGATTTCCGTCCTCGTCTTTTTCATAGACTGTGACTGTTTGGCCTTGGAGTGCGTACTTCATGGCTTGTTTATTAATGTCAAGCATTTTTCTTTATCTGCTTGTAAATCTGATTAACACCGGTACTTGCCATGCCCGACACAATGCCAACTGCTATTGCATCAAGAATGTTGTCTGCCGGATAACCGGGAATTACAAACATTCCAACAATGCCGAGTACTCCACCGGCCACACCTACGATAATAGGAATAATATTATCTTTAACCTGTGGTATCTGCTTTGAAGCATATCCGATTAAATAAGTAATTACCATAATAGCAACTACTGTAGGTACTTGTGTAAAGTCCATCAGTTTTTACCTCCTTTGCCTAAATGGATTTCCTCAATCTCATTTTTCATTTTTGTTACCATGCCATTACCACCGAGTGCGTGGTATGCGTCATACATCTCGCAAAAGTTCTGATACGCATATGATGGTATTTCGCCAAGCTTCATGTACTTATCATGGTATTCGATAAGCTGTACTCGTAAAAGTAACATTGTACCTTTTCCGTTTGCTTGTCGTAACTTCTTTTCCTCTTCAATGCGCTCGTTTCTTTCTTTTGTGTCTATTGCTTTTTGCTTTTTCTGCTCTTGTAAAAGCCAAACAATATAGCCCAAAAGTGCTGTCAGGACAATTGGCAAGGCAATAATGTATGTCTGATAGATTAAATTATTCATCTTACAGCCTTTCGTCTTTAGTAATTGGCACACCGCCCACCACCACTTAATGTGTACCGCCTGCTACCACTTTACCGACATCAGTAAAATGGTAACGCACAATCTTCTTATCTTTTTATATAATGCCCTATAGGCAAGATTTATAGCACTTTGACAAAAGGAAAAACTCCGACAAACAGCTTATCTCTGTCTTTCCATGTACGGCTCACTCCGCCCTCGCTCAATGCGCTCATGTAGTTCTCACCGGCTTGTGAATGGTCGTAGACAGCAAGATTGATAACAACATTTTCAAACTGCTTTAAGTCGGCAGTTATATCATCATCAGTGAAAGTGTCCGGATAACACCTTTTTGCTTTTACATCTTCCGTGGCTTGCCTAATGAGCTGTTCAATGAGTGGGTTATCTTCCTTGTTGTCGAACACTACCACATCAGATGTTGTTTCATCATCATTCGTGACTGTATCAATATGAAATTGTTTGAGTCTGATTTTGACTTGTTCTAATGTGGTGTATTCCATGCCAAGCTCCTTATAATCCAAACTTTTCAATTAACATTTTCTTCAAGTCGCTGCCATTTATTTCTGTGGCATTTTCGATACCATTTTCGCTCGCAAGCTTCTTTAGGTCGGCTGTTGACATTCTGTTAATTTCTGTTTTTGTGTATGGTGTTTCAGGTGGGTTCATAAAATCAGAAGGCACCGAATTGCTATTGCTTTCCGGTACCTCGTCTCCGACTTTATACCACACTCCATCATGCTTTATAGAGTGCGTTGCTATCATAAGCCTTAATCCTCCTTAACTTTGAGAACCATAACGCTATCCATACCCTCGAATGTAGGTAATCCAATCATAGATACGATACAGTGAGTATTGATAGGATGATTTGTAGCATATGTGTATACAGATACACCGGTCTCAACAAGTGAGAGGTTTCCGTCTGTGATACTTCCGCTTCTTTCCTCTGGAGTCTTACCAAATGTGTAATCGCCAAGGAATACTCCGGCAGACTGCGCAGATACAATGCCTGTTGGTACAAAGTACTGTGTCTGTCCTGTCTCGTCAACATAGAGCTTATCGTATACCTCAATCTCGATACCATATCCTCTAAGGTATTCAGTAACCTGTCCTTGCTGTAATCTGATACCGCCATTGTAAGCAGTGATACCGAGTACCTGTTTCTTTGTATCCTCTGCTCCGAGAACCATTTCCCAAGTCTCTGTATTCATGGTGAAACGTGTAAGTGAGTAGCCTGTAGCCTTTGAGAAATCTCTCTTGGTCTTAATAAGGTCGTCAAGTGGTGTGGCTGTATCCGACTTGTCCCATGCACTTGTGCCTGTAAAAGTCTTGTAATGCTTTGCCGTATGCTCTGATTTCTCATTATCTGCAAGATAGTCAATGTAAAAAGGTTTGTCGCCAATAGTTACTTTTACTCTTGGTACACCATCTGTAGGTGCAAGTAACTGCCAAATCTGTCTCTCCGGTACAACTAATGCGCCCTCAATAAGGTTCATTGGCTTCTTTGAGATTTCGCGTAATACGTTATTGGCAAGGCTAGAGTTTTCAGAAGTTCTGTAATTGTCATACTCCTGTTCCTCTTTCTCCGTTACCATATAAGACTCACGATAAAATGGCATTGAGTTCTGAATGTCAGAGAAACCTCCAACATCTCTTAACTCTGCCTGTGCGTCAAAGTTTGAAGCTTTGAGTGATACCGGTAGTCCGTTCTTGCCCTTGATGAATCTAAGGTCGAGTGAATCCTGTTTACGTGTTCCGAATTTCTGTCTGCCAAGATAAGGGGCAGTTCCTAATGTCTTCTGATAATTGTTCCACATTACACCGAGGCTTCTCGCTGTAAATGCTTCTGCTAATGGTAATGCCATGTTCTTCTACCTCCTTTTAAACCTGACTTGCTACAATCTTTGGTGTGCCATAGAAAGTAACTCTAGGTGTTGCAGTTCTAGCTTCATCTGCGATTGAAAGTGTCTTAACTTTCTCCCAATCAATAGTTCCCTGATATACATATGTTCCAGGTGCGTCACCCATCGTTACATCTACATCGTGTAACAGATAGCCCTTGCACTCTGCGTCATTGCTTGGGAATGGTGTACCGGCCGGTACAATCTTCATTCCATTTGCGTCTGCGCTTGTTACCATAGTCTGTGGTACAAGGCATGCTGCACCCTCATAAGGAAAAAATTTTAAAATTCCTTTACCCTGTGTAAAGTCTCTTACGATTGGTTTTCCCATCGTTCTACCTCCTGTTTTAAATTACATAGCTGTTTTGACTTTCAGCGTTTGCAACTGTACCGAATGAGATTTGTTCTGCATTTGCTACATCTGCCGGCTTTGAGTCGGGCTCATTATTGTTACCGCCATTGCTTGGATTCGGAGTATTGTTGAGTGCATTTTTCTCATACTCTGCGATTGCATTGGCTTTCATGTCGGAAATAATCTTGCCAAGTGATGTCGTGTCAAAAGAGCCATCCTCTTTTACTACTGTCTTTACCTGTTCTGCTGTAATTCCAAAATCTGACATAACCTTCTCACGCAAGTCTCTGACAGCGTTATCTTTCTGTAGCTTGGCTATCTGCTGATTGGCTGTCTCTAAGGCTTTATTTGCCTTTTCAAGCTCCGTCATGTTGCCATTCTGTAGCTCATCAAGCTGTGTCTGTAGCTCGTCAGCTTTGTCGGCTTTAGCCTTATACTGATTGGCTTTCTCTTTCTCTCTTGCCATTTCCTCACCGCTCTTGTTAAGCAGATTTGTTATCTGCTCATCCGTTGCGTCCGGAAAAAGCTTCAAAACATCATTTCTTGTCATTTCAATTACCTCCGTAACTCACGCTTTTGTTATCGCGGGTCGCTCCCGCCGAGTTTTTCTGTTGTTTAACGCACAACTGCAAATTTTGTATAATAAAAAGCAACCTATAAGTTTTCCTTACAAGTTGCTCATTATTTGTAATATTTAAGACTGCATCTACACCCTGCTATTTCTTTTACCTGTGCCCCTAAAGAATGGTCTTTCGGAAACATCATAAGTGAGTTTCCAACTTCAAACGGCTTAAAAATATCAATTCTCTTTCTGTCAACATTCGCATGTGTAGGTCTGACATGTGAATCTTCTTTTGAGCGCCATTCTTTTGTTTTGTAACCTCGTTTCACCATTTCAGTTTGCAATCTGTAATTGCCGACCGCATTAGCTTCATTCGCAGCTACATTTTTTGCCCGCTTCTGTGAAGTAAAATACTCTACTTCAGTATTTTGTTCGGTAGCGTCAACTACCTCATTCACAATGTACCGAGCATAGTCTGTAATATATGAGGGTGTTCTCTTTGCTTTACAGTACTGTGTGGCAATGCTCTCATATCTGATAATAAATTCTTTAGTGATAGTTGTTATCTCTGTTTCTTTCTTGCCGGATAACAAGGCAAATAGCATAACAAAGATTTTTTCAAACTTTTCAGCAAGCTTTTTTCTATCTTTCTTTTCCTCGTCAGATAAATCCATCTCACCGAAATATGTGTCATAATCTATGTCTTGTATTTCATTTTTGCCAAGTGTGTGGATTTCATCTGCCATATCAAGCTCCAAAATAAATTGACAGCCAATTATTCATCGGCTGTCTTTCCATTGTTATTATCATTGTTATTATTGTTAGGTGTAGCTGTTGTCGGCTGTTCTTCCGGGAATAACATTTCCATGCGCTTAGCACTTTCAAGAGTGACTTGTTCAGGGTCACTAAACATGTCAATCGTCTTAACAGCCCTCTTGTAATTGATACCGCACCTAAGTAATATTTCAAGCACTTCTGCTTTAACAAGCATGTTGTCTAGCTTATTGTGATTAATGTGTATCTCAACATCGCTAGGCATAAGCGTAAAGCCCTTATTAATTCTCAGCCTGTTAAGAATAAGCCTAAGTGCCATTCTCTCCGATTTCTTAAGAATAGGCTCGTTAATAGCTGTTCTAAGCCCAGCATCGTAATGTCCGTTTCGCAGTTCTACAGCAGAACCGGTATCACCGCCCGTGTTGCCCTGACGATTTGCAAGACCTTGAATACTTAAAAATCTTTCAAAAAGGTCAGTAAATACCACCTGTCCCTCTGTCTGATTAAGCTCGCTCGTCATTACATCAACATCAGCCTTGTTGTCTGAACCATTGTTAGATTTAACTACCAATGCTCCCTCTTGTCGCATTTTTCTGAATGTATCTATGTCAATCTCGCAATTAACAAATTTCACCCATGCAGACACAAACTGCTCGACACCATTAATTCTGTCCGATGTAAGCACGTTAATAGCATCTGTGATAGCAATAGTCATTTCAATGTCAGATAATCGTCTTGCATTGTTTGGATATTCAATCACCGGAATGGCTCTGTTGCCGTTTATTCCGCTTGCATAAATCTTATCGTTGCGAATATCAAACCACTCATTGTCGGTGAACACATAATAAATATCTGCTCCGTCCTCGTCCTCTCCGATTTGACAAGAGAATGCCGGACGTCCGTTTGAGTAGTATGCTACAAACGTATACATTGGATTTTCGGAAGATAAATAAAAATCGCTTTCATCAAGCAATTGTCCTTGTCCATCATCATTGCCGATGAATCTGTAACCGGTACCGCATATGCTTCTCCAACGGTGTATGTCTATGTCGCACTCCTGTTTGCTTTCCGAATCCATTGTAATGTTAAGCTGTGTGATTTCTTCCGACTTATGGTTATCGGTGCCACGCAACACGTATTGGATTGGCTCGGCACACATTTCTGCGGTTTTACGCTCAACAAGCTCATACGCAAGATTTACAGCAATTTTGTTATTGATTTCCGGGCGGTTCACTTTCTGTCGATACAAAATTGGTTGGTCACCACGATAGTATCTGTCAAGATACTCAATCTCAATAGCGTTTTGCTCGTGAATCACAAGCGCTTTATTTAGTTCTTCGATTATGTTGTTTTTTGTGATTTGCCTTTTCCTCGTGAAAATAACTTGTCTGCCGTAATTATTTTGACAGACGGCTGAAAAAGGTCTTACGTTTTTATGAGCATATCTATACATCAATAAAACCTCATGCCACTTGCAGAAGTTCTCTGTGGAACCTCTTTTATCTGAAATTCTCCTGTGTCAGCCCAAAACCATATCCATTTACGGCAGTGCGTACACATTACCTTATGGTGCTTCTTATCATTTTTATTCACCCACGTTAATAGCTTTCCGCAACGAGGGCACATTACACTTCGTTTTCCTGTTGGTACAATATTAATATTTTGATTATTCATGTTACCCTCGCTTCACTAAAAATAGCACCCACAATCTGTGAGTGCTATTTCTTAAAGAGATTTTACGCAATGAACGAATTACGATTTTTTCATCTTACACATTATCACATTCCAAGCGAACCGAACGAACAAACTTACATTTTCTTAAAAAATCTTTCAAACTCCATTCTTACGCTATCTGCCGTGGCTTTACCGCCAAGCGCATACGCTGTCTGCAGCCATGATTTATTTTCCAAAAATCTAAAATTAATTATTCTTCTCATTCTGCTATCATCAAGGCTTGCTATAAACTCCTCTACATCGTTTGTCTTTTCAAGCAAATCATCTTGTAAAAGCTGTAACGTAGTCATTCTTGAATAAAGCAGTGTACGCTTGCGTCCGTATTCAGGATATGGTACACCTTCGATTTTAAAGTGCTGTGTGCCACCCATGCCTCCCGACACAGTGTCAATCACACTTTCTCCGTTTTCTATCTTTTCAAGGTCATCTTGCAATTTAGCAATTTTCTTTCTAACTTCTTTGATTTCCTCTTGTAAGTCTGAATACTGTGATAAAACTTCCTTTGTCATTAATAAAGCCCTCCTCTGAACGGATTGTGTACTGCTTCAACCTTTGCTATCCGCTTTTCCCTAAAAATCATATCGCACAACTGTGCAGTAGAATCCACACCATCATCATGTTTCATTTTGCCCTCATATGTGCAAGAAAGAACGTTTTGAAAATATTTCTTGTATTCCTTAGTTTGTCTTTCAAGTTTTATGAAATGCAGTTTTCTTATATCCGGCGCATGATTTTTAATTCTGTCCATTTTTGCAGTTTTGTTATCTGCTGGGTCATGGCTCGTCAATATCGGGTAGCAATCTTTCTTCCATACTTTCTCGCACTCCAAACGATAGGCAGATGTTGTTTTTGTTTCCTCAAAATGTACCTCTGCTGTTTTATTTGGGAATTTATCTAAGTGACTTTCCATTCTGCTTGTTACTTCGGGAATTGTTATATCCTTATCGCCATCGTTATAAACAACATCTACGATATAGTATTCTTTTTCAATCTCATAGCAAATCGGCATTGATACAAAGTCTCCACCACCATATGCCGGGTCGTTTGCCGAAAAAATTCTATCAGGTCTTATTCCCTCAATTTCTGCCAGATCAAAAAAGTTCATGTTATCAATATTGAACATCTGACCTTTTCTTTCTATCGGCTCTTGCTGATATTGGGCGAACCATGAAGCCATATCGTCATTATCTTCAAATGAAGCCATTCTGCGCTTATAATCTAATGTGGAATATCCCAATTTGTAGGGATAATCAAAATTACTCTCATTGTTTTCATTGAGTGCCGGAATTATAACCTCTCTATGACGTATGTTTTTATATTCAGGATTGTTTGCAAGCAATTCCAATCTGCGCCCTTGCACATCTTTTGGTGCCCATCTCGTGCCTATTCCAAGCAACTTTGCTTTGCCGGGCTTGATTCTTGGCATAAAGTTATTATCAAACTTGCCCCAAACTGTAGCCTGTCTATCCTCGCTTAACGCTTCATCAATACCGCTAAATAAATCGTCATATACTCCCAAGCCATCACAGTCACACGCTCCGTTCAGTGTTCCGTATATAGAGCGCATGGTAAATGTTGGGTATGTTTTTTTACGCAAGAAATCTATCGTAAGGTCTTTTCCGTCTGTGATAGCTTTTTTCTCTACAATTTTAGGGTAAATGTCTTTGTAGGTGTACGTTGGGTCATTTACCATTTCTAATGTTCCATCGTAAAACCCTCCGGTTATTTTGTCGGAATATGCCGAATATAGATTTGACCTCTCTGGTCTGTTTGAACCAAACCACAAATTACCCATTTTAACGATTTGAGTCTTTCCGATACGTCCGGGGCAAAACACCATGCCCTCATCAAGTTTATCATCGTACAAATCTTGAATAAGCTGTGCGACTTTGCTTAATGGATTTCTTCTTGGCAAATAAAATCTTTCCCACGGTGGACGATTTTTTTCCATGTAAATCATAAAGCTTTCAAACTTATAGTGAGCTTCTATCAGAAATAAATCAAAATAGTAATTAACTAAATTATATGGTGTGGTCTCATGTTCGAAATGGTAATAATCCAATTCCCAAATCGTACCACCTGTTTTTGCCATGCAAAAATCCTCTATAAGTTTTTTTACTCTCTTAGTAAGCCGTAGTCCATATTCAATGTCTTTCTCACCATTTACGGCTACGTTACAAGCGTTTACATAAGCATTGATGAACGGAATATCAATTTTATTTCTCTCTATGTAATTTTCGTAACTATCAACTGTGGAAATAAGGCTTTGACTAGCCATAAGAAAAGCACCTCCACTTTTCAGCAAAGGTGCTTATAGACCTCTGCCTATAATTTTTCTAGGGTAGCACCGTAAGTCGCTTATACGGCGGTAATATATTACTCTGTTGTTTTAATCATTATCTCTTCAACGCTATGTTCGCTACTATTTAGAGTAGTGACTAGTTCCATTTGTTAGCCGGTAAAATTTTTATTAGAATGTTGGCATTGCGTCAAAGTAAATAGGATTTGTTTTCTGTAAAAGCAGATTATAATTATCAATTACATCCCTCGCTTGAACTATATGCATTTTAATGCCATATCTATACGCTGTATCTTTTTCAATACAACAGTCATTCCAATCATACGCTTCATCAATTCCGACAAATACATCAGCCTGTGCCAGCTTCTTAAGGCTTTCACCTAAATACCATACGGCTTCTTTGCTGTCTTTAGGTGGGTTATCCTCAATGTAGCTATCGATAAGCTCTAACTCCTCGCCCTCGTAGATTTCAGCAATCTTTTTCATCTTCTGAATACTAGTTTTGATTTCTTCCTCTGTTCTGCCTTTCGTCGGCACACTTACAAATAATTTTTTCATGTTCTCCGTCTCCTTTTCTATGTTTTATCAACCTTTATCTTTCTAAGGTCAGCAACTACAATTAGTCCGTAGTCGGTAATACATGTTTACAAAATATTCATTTTCTTGAACGTAGAAAAGATTTTTGGGGCTTGAATTGCAAGCCAGTCAACCATTTCCTCATTCTTTGCCCATGCACCATCAAACCGATTTGAACTATCAGACAGCCCACTCTCATTCAGAAAAGCGTGCATAATTTCATGTCTTAAGGTCTTTTTGCGATATGTTTCCTGTGCTTTTTCATCCATGCCTACAAAATATTTTTCTTCGGACATATCGGCAACTACAATCAACTTGTTTTCTTCTTCACAATAGCCCGCAAGACCTTTTCCCTCCATGAAACTGTCCTCTGATACTTTGTGGATTTCAATTCTGTATTCTGTTCCAAGAATATCTATTTTTATTGTATCATCGCAAATAACAGACTCGTTCTGTGATGTTTTTGTTCCCGATTTGGCTTCGTCTAATTGTTTTCGAAGTCTTGTTATTCCTTTTTCCATTTTCTTAATTGTACTTAGATACTCCATATTCTCACTCCTCAAAGCAATCTCTCAATTCCTTTTCAACGTTTTTTCTAAGCCATTCCGTAATTGAATCATCTTTGCTTATACATGGTGTCTTTGTTGAATAGCCACCAGATATGCCACCGCAAAGCATTGTGTTCTGATATTCCATAATCTCGCTACTTCTCCTCACTATTCGCTAATGATTTTGTTTCCTCTAGGATTTTCATTGCTAATGCTCTTGAAAATTCATAATTATTTTTCGGGTATCTGCCTAGAATTGATTTTGCGTACTCATTGACTGCATCAACTGAAACATCAATGCCAATAGTCATATCGTGAAATTCAGATGTTTCTATCGGTTTGCCATCATCATCGCCGATATGTTTAACATTATCAATCTTTCTGAACGTTTTCTTATCAATGCACAACACTTTTTCGCAAACATCAATACATTCTTTTTTCTTTTTGTCATTGGCACACTTGCCATCTGCATTGTATCGGCAAGTGGTAAAATTACAATTATTCATTTTTGATACACCCCATTCTGCCACATATGTAATGGCTTCTTGTATCAGCGATTGTTTTACAATCAATAACATTGCTCTTGTTAAGGCAAGTTTCAAGATATTCGCATTTATCACACTCTGTATCTTTTTCTCTATATTTTCTCGGCTTGTATTCCTTGAAATCCTTACACTTGTAATCCAGGTCTGTATCATTCCCTTTGGTGCAAGTGTAAATGGGATATTCCTCTCCTGTTTCTTCGTCAAAAATATAATCTTCTTCGCTGAATTTACATTTCGAACAATCATTCATTCCTCATAAACCTCTCAAAGTCTTTCCTGCACTTAGGGCATAAATCAATGCCTTTTAGCAATTCATCACCATAATATTCTTTAATTCTGATACTATCAATTTGATTTAACTCTGGTTCCGGTAAAACAATGTTCTGACGGATGCTTGTTTCATGCACTTCAAGGTTCACCGGTTTTTTAAGTTTCATTTCTCTTAAATGTGGTGTTATGCGATCATACCATTTTTTCTCTTTTGGAATTTTTATCTCTGCACCACACCTATCGCAAGTGCACCATTCTTTTTGATGTTTCATTCTTCCACCGCCTTTTAAACCAACCCTAGCATACATAAAATATCAAGTCCCGATATTCTCTCCGCACCCTCTCTTGTGTGCATAAGAATTTCTTTAAGCCTTTCTTTTTCTGTATTGCTATACTTATCTTTGTTGTACGCTTCTGAAAAGCAATAATATTTGCAATATCCATAGCCCACACCAAGCATATTCCCATGAACACTCTTTCCGACAATATCGTAATATTTTGGGACTTTTAAAATATTGTGTTTTTCATCTAAGGTACATTCCTTTTGCTCTGCTTTTAGCTTTGATTGAAGATATTTCAGAAAGCTTTGTATATCCTGTTCTGATTTTGAAATATATAAAATAGTTTCTTTCATTCTTCCACCAACTTTCTACCGCAGATAGGGCAAAATTTTATATCTTCGATTTCAATTCCAGACATAAAAGGGTCGCTACATCCGAAAAATAAATGAAATGCATTTTCAAATTCAACAATTCTCTTTGTTGTGCTTACAATACACAAGCAAATGCTCCGCAATCTGCTCTAAATCGTCAATAGAATAGATATCTCCTTTTACTACATTACATCCAATAAATACTTTCTCAACGTTACTCGTTTTTCTTGAATATGTTGCATTTATAAGCATATTTGCTGTTTCGAGTGCGTCAAATGGTAGTTTTACAAGTCTGTCGGTTTCAAAACTGCACTTTTCTTCTAATTCGTGTTTAAGTTGTGTAATATGGTCTTTAGATTCTTTTAACTCTTTTCTTAAATCCTCAATTTCCTCGCGCTTCTTTTGCATTGCAATTTCATAATCGTCAAATGAAACATATTCTCCATTTGCATAAGCAATTCTATCTTCAAACATCACTTTTCCGTCTTTGAATGTATATCTTTTAACTGTATATGCCATAATTACACCTCAATCAAAGTAAATTTTCGTTTTTTAACAATTTTGTCTCCGTGAAGCATTCCATCTATGTCTCTGCCACACCCCATATTGATTGTGTTTACCTCACATTTGCCTAAATACACTTGATATTCTTCCCCAGCAATAGAGATAGTTCCAAGCGCATTTTCAAAGCTTGCATTAAAGTCACTGTAGTTATAAGGTGTACCACAATAAGGGCATTTATCAAGTTTTCTGTCAATCGGTGCACCACAATTCACACAACTTGCAATCATCGGTTATTTCTCCTTTGCCTTAAACAAAGTGTCAGGAAATGGAATGCCTAAAAAATGCATATTTGCGTACTTCCTAAATGTTGGCACACTCATACCGGCAATCTTCGCTGCTTCCGCCTGTGAACATCTGCCATATGCGTATTCCATCAATCCCTCTCGGAATGAATCAATATTTCGTGTCTTAACTCCTTTTGCCATATCTATACCTCCGCTTAGTAATCTATAATGCCTTGTGCCAACTGTAGCAGATAGTCGCTTTTAGCAAAATGTGTTATCGAATAGTTAGTCTCTCTTCTATGTATTCGTCTGAAATGCTCGTTAACCATTCTATCGAGCCCAGTAAGCCCTGTTTCGTCTGTTAGGTAAACATCTGTACCCTCAAAGTGATTATGCTCTGTATCGGTCACATTAGAAAGTGACAGGCATACATTAGTCAGAGCCTTATCGGTCAAGATTGGGTGAACCTTGCAAAAATATGTTTCGTACAGGTTCATGTATCTACGGAATGAGTTTTTGACTACTTCTCCGACTGTCTTGTTTTCAATACTGTTGTCACAGATTTCAGAGAACCTATACAGCATATCATCTTTCTTTGCTTGCATATCCTGTCGGGTGACTCTTGCCGTCTGTTTCTCGGAAACAGATGTATGTACCTCTCCATCAATGTTAGTTGATGTATGTACCTTATCAGTAATCCCTGTTTCGTAATTATTGTTAAAGTAATCATTGTTAGTAATCCCTGTTAAAAGAGTTACACCTTGTGGCATTCCCGAGTTACACTTTGTGTTATTCCCTTGGGAATTACATTTTGTGTCATTCCCGTCTGCCTGTTTATGTAATTCCTGTCCTCTATCTTCTGCTATAACCTCTTGTCTGATATTTTCTTCCCATTTTTTAACTTCTGCGTTGATAACATCATAATTAGGTCTTATATGTATAGTTGGCATTGAGTTGAATTTGTATTTTGCTGTAATTACAAATTTCTTTTTCACCAACGATTTAATTGCTTTGTCATACTGTCTTTCAGTAATCCTTATTTCTTCCCACCAGTCTTTTCTTTGCTTCGCAATCCAATATTCGCCGTCCTTGTATATCTTAACTTTGCTCTTATTGTCTTTACTTGGCGCAAACCAATATAAAACCCTTGATAAAAGTGTTCCCTCTATCAAGTCACCTGTTATGTCAATGTATTTATGGAATGTGTGATTGCACCTTGCTGATGATAAGAAATTAACTTTTGTTTGGATTTCATTTTCTGATAGCATATTTATTACCTGCCTTTCTGATAATAGCCTTATTAACAAAACAACAAACAGGCACTAAGGCTTGTGCTTTTCGGTCTGCATCACCTAGTTTGTTGTAATTGATGTGGTGTGGATTTGAACCACACATGAAAGACTTACTTTCTCATAATGTCCCCTGAGAAATACTTTCTCTGTATTGCGTTTTGCAATAGACATTTCATAGCGTTTACCCATTCCGCCACACATCAACAATCGGCAAGGTTGGGAATCGAACCCACGACAAATCAGCTAATAGCCGACTGCTCTACCACTGAGCTACATGCCAACAATGAGGGTGAAGTCTAAGGAGTGGCAACACCCTCCGGAGATATAAATTTGTATGTGCTGTAGGAAAAGAACTAACGAAACCTACAGCAAAGGGCATGTGAGGAATTGCACCTCACCTATGACTCATATGATTTGAGTTGCCCTAGTTTAACAATTAAAGGGGGTATATATGTCTACTCTGCCTATTACAGATGTCTTTACGACAGGTTGGTTTTCACGCTCGTGTATTGTGGGATTATACACGATTAAACCCTCACGAGCCTTGTGACGGCTCTTAACAGCTTTCCACTATGAGGGTGAAAGGAACTACTAAGTCCAATGTCGGGGAACCAAGTAAACCCCGAACAGGGCATATTGGATTTGAACCAACGAATACAGGAATCAAAATCCTGCGCCTTACCGCTTGGCGAATGCCCTATATTTACTGCCACATGAAAGCTATGGCAAGTATCTGACCAAGCATAACCTCAACGCTAGTGAGTCTTGCGGTAGTATCAGTTTTTTCGTTTAATGCTGTACCTGCCACCGCAAACGCAATTACTGCCAGCCATACTGTTGTTGCAATTTTTAATACAAACATGATTTACACCTCAAAATCTAATCGTCTTTATTTTCTTTCAATACTGCCTCAGCTATGCACGCAAGAACTAAAAACACTATTGAGACTACCATTGAGCATCGGTCAGAAAAGAGTATTCCGTAAAACATACAAAATAAAATTATCCATGTATACAGGTCCTTAAGAAACATTGGCATGAATTTATAAACAATCTTGTCGAAAATCTTCCATCTGCGCTTAGATTTAAGCTCGCAAGCCTTAACTGTGTACCATGCTGCTTTACTCATGTCCTCAGTTACAGAACCTTTATGGCCGGCACGATATTTGTACTTGTATGCAGTAATCTCACACCATTTAGCCACATCCTTAAGTCCGTAAATGTCAATCATTTCATCAATGCACTCTTTACGATCAGGCAAATTATAGTGGCTAGGGTGATTTATCATTTCGGAATTAATTTTGCTTGACTCAAATCCTGTTAATTTCATCACTGTTAGCTCCTTTACTGTTATATATTATATATAACTAATATTTTATCGTAGTTGTATGTATATATATTATTATTGTGTATGTTGTTTAATTAATATATAACTTATGTTATAATAATAAATACTGCTTGGTACGGTTAAGGTAGAGGTAAGAGTCTTTTTGTTTTGGCGGATATTTTGGGGGCTAAGTGGGGCGGTTTGCTGCTTTTCCTGTAGACCCCCAGGGCATCCAATGCGCACTCCGCTCAGCTCTCAAACATCAAGCATTTTAAATTGTATCTATTGCATATACAATTCATCTATACCCTTTCAACTATTCGCTAAACAACTGTTTTGTGCATAGTTGTAATAATTCAATGGTCTGTAAAGCCTTATAATTCAAGGGATTAGAATTGTATCTATTGCACATACAATTACTTGGCATTATCAACCATGTTATCGCCTGATAATGCTTTAATATTCTGACTATTTGAAGCGCCTAACTGTGGTAATTCATTGGCACTTAACGCTCTCGCTTGTGTGGCCTCGTAGCCAATTCCCGGCTGATTCATGCCAAATTCATTATTTCCAACGAACATAGCACCGACAGGGGATTTATTGTCATACGCTCTATCCTTGATACAATCTTTACGGATTCCTTGCAATTTTTCCCAAATCTCATAACTTTTATGGCTTGACTCTTTATTTAATCTCCAATTATCTATAACTCCACAATCAATGTTACACCAATTACTAAAAGCTACAGTACTACATAGTTTATTATATTTATCACTAATATATATATATTCATCACAAATATTATTTAATATATTATAATTATATCTATTGTAGTTAGTTAACATACATGTATTATCATATAGCTGTTTATCCTTTAAAATACTATTGTCATTAAATATAATCTCTCCGACTCTCTTACAAACAGCTTTCCAAGGCCTTTGACCCTCGCTTTTCAAATCCTCAATTTGCAATTCCTGACAAGCCTGTTCTATAGCCCTCTCGAAGTCCTCGCGGTAAAGCTGGAAAGTGCCAAAATCGGCAATTAAATGTTTAGTTATATTTCCTTTAATTTTTTCCATCTCAGCACCTCAAAATCATAAAATAAAAAAGCCCGCACCGCTTGGAGCAATTCCAAGTGACACAGGCTAACCGGCATCTGCTTATTAATTAAATTCAAAATAATAATAATCAAATATACTTATTTTGTCAATACATAGAGCTATTGGATATATAACAATAACTGTATTGATTAATATATACATACATCAGGCATTAATTATATTATATAAAAAATAAAAAGCCGGTCACAAAAACCGACTTTGAATTTTAAAATGGGCACTCGTTGTTATTCTTTTCCAGTTCATCCAGCTTATCCAGCACTAATTGGTTTACAAATCCATTAATTGTAAGCCCTTGCGCCTGTATTCGGTCTTTTGTACCTTTTGGCAATTTACAGGTTATTGAGTCCCAATTTTCCCGGGCTTTTTCATTCTGTCGCTTTATTCTTTTTTTATAGTTTTCAATAATTTTCTTTTCGTCCATTTATTGCACCTCATTATTTTAATTAATAGTATCAATAGTTACTAGCAATATTACTATATATCAATATTGCTATACATAAATATATAATAATTAAATTATTATGTCAATAACTATTTCAATAATACACCAATACAATATTGTAATATTTATTGCATTATATAGTAGAAATAATAATTCAAATAATTATTTTAGTATTTTTTCAATTTTTATTGCAATATAGTATTGACATATTACATGCAATGTAGTATTGTATAGTCAAGTCGAAAGGCAAGGAACAAAATAGTTTACAATATGGAGGTAAAAAATATGTTTGTATCAGTGAAAAGCCTTACAGAAGCACTTGACCAAGATTTTATTTATCTTGCTGATGGCGTAGCGTCAAAAGAAGCGCACAGCAAAGAAGAGTTTGACAAATGGTTGTCGTATATTACCAATAAGATTAATAACAGGATTGAGAAATTAAAGCAAATCAGCAGTAACGAAAAACTGATTGCAAAATATGTTTGCAAAGCAAACGAACTAAAGACAATGTAAGAACACAAAATAAAAAGCCTGTCGCAGAGCTATCAACCAAACGACAGGCACCAAACAAAATAATATGAAAGGCGCGTATATTATAACATACGTGGGAAAAGGTGTAAACCATGAGCAAAGAAGTATTAGAGAGATTAAAAGAGACAAGAAAAGACTACAGAGCGATGATTGATTTTTGTTGTGACGATTTAGTACTAAACAATGACATCATGCCAGCTTTGATTTCGAGCGGTTTTGAGTTCGATATTTATTGTGGTACCGACTACAACGAAGAGGACGATTGTTACCTGGATGTATTCCAGTATTTTATCATCAATTACAGCGATGCCGAGAGATTGAGTGAATATACTAACGAACTTGTTTATTATTGCGAGCCGTTAGACCTTTATATTTTAGGTGTAACGCATTTCGGCACAGCTTGGGACGGAGTTCCGGCAAGTTGGAAAGACGATGACAACGAGTAATTAGCATTTAAGCCGGTGCAAGTTCACCGGCTTTATATTAAAGAGGTGTAAATATATGAGATATAAAATTGAAAAAATAGCAAAAAGAAATAATTTAAACTATAGCATTGTAAAATTCGATGGTGGCTTCAAGGGCTATGAATTTAGTGCCAATAGTTACAGCGAAAAGAGTTTTTTAAAGTCCTTATTTAGAGCAAAGGACTTATATATTAAAGGCAATATATACAGTTATTATTTTACAGTCATGTATTTAGATGATTACTTGAAATTGAAAAAAATTAGCAAAATGCAAAGTAAACTTGTAAATATGTTCTGTCAAGCGTTGCACAACGGCAAAACAGCGACAGAGGCCAAAAACATGCAATTACATTTTTGCGCGTTGTGCCCGGAATATTTCCCGGCATATGAAAATATTTACAATGAAGAAGCATGGATTTAAGGGGGACACAATATGAGAGATTTTATCGAGCTTTTAAAGGCTTTCGGGCTTTTTATATCATGCCTTGTTATTGGTTATGGTGGTTTATTTTTATTTTTTTATTAATTTGTGAGGTGATTTAATGAGTTATTTTTATTATGTTATAGATCAAAAAGAAAACGCCGGAGAGATAAACACTCCGGTTAAAATATCGGAGTCGAATAATCTTTATTCAGTTTTTAGCGGTCTGAAAAATATAATTTATATACATCAATGCAAAACACAAAAAGGCGCGGTGGGGCTTGCTGACGTGTGGAATAAATGCGCATTTGATAATGGCAACTACGCATATAGCCGTTTATATCCGGCTCACATAATTCAATATTAAGGCGGTGGAGAAAATGAGAATACCGAAAATATATAGCGGTGAATACTTATGTTGTTTACCGCCTGAGCTGTACCGCTCTATTATTGACGCGGTAGAGCTTGCAATCAGCAAATTGTATTTATCAGAGAACGACAAAAAAGAAGCTCTTTACAATGCTAATTGTGAAAAACTGTACAATTTAACGGATACAATTAACATAGTTTTTATTTAGCTAATAGCGATACAATCTAATTAGGTATTCCAGCCGGTGCAATTCCGGCTATTAGCTTTATATATAAGGCTTTTCAGGTCTTATATTATCAATTTAATGTATTTAATTTATAGGTGCTTTTATACAGCTTTACGGCTGTATATATTGCACTCCGTCCGCGCGTCCGGTAAATAATCGCGTCAAGAGGTTTTGTAAATGCCTTTATATTTGCATCAGGCTCAAGAGGTGCAACGCCTGAACAAATAGTTGTGCGCCCTTTATAGGTGCTTTGCGTTACCACCTAATAAAAACAGATTAACGCACGATAGACCGCGAAAGAGTCAAAAAGCAATTATAAACCATGCACGAATAGAAAAGAGGGTTGATGAATGGATAATAGCAAACTAACTACGCTTGACGCTGTAGAACGTGAAATAAGAGCACGCTACAACGGCAAATATACGGATGTATTAGGCTATCAAGCAAGCGAGCGAGAGACACGCAAAGCAATCACGGATATTTTTAGAGCTGTCGCAGAGTCGGGCGCGTGTGACGATGTTACCGCGCTTATTAGTGGCAAGGAATACCGCCGGACGGCTTTTGATAACTACCTAAACCACAAAAACTATATAAGCCCAATAATTAAGGCTTGTTATAGATAGGGGGGTGTATTATGTCTAATTATGAGTATTTAGGGAAAAAAGAAATATATAAGCGCGTTCATGCGCTAGGCTATGAAGTGCCGAAAATAAGTGACTTTAGTTATATCAAGTACGATTGTATAGAATGGATGGAGTCGCACAAGTTAAAAATCACAGTTCAAAGGGGTGGTGGATGGTTGCAAGTCGTAGAAAAACATGCACACGTTCACCCGGTCACGCTATTTTGTGACTATCAAGCCGGAAAATATATCACGCGTTACCACTAGGGATATTTTTATATCCCTTTTTGTTGTACATTGACAAATAAACAAAAATATTCTATGATTTTATGATATATACATTTAAGCCATGTATTTGACGATTTAAGGGTTTTTGAGCGTGCTAACATGGATTTTATCGAGTATGCTATAATAAGCCGTAAAACAAGCCGCTTACAATGCCTGAAAATATAATTATAGCATTGCAAGCCGTCAAGCCGTGGCAAGTTGTGCCGGGTGCAATATCTAACAAGTCAAGCACACCAGCTCACGGAAAATGTTTGAATTTTCAGAAAACTTCGCTCAATTAAAGTGTGGTGCGAGTTCTTTGCAAGTTCTCGACAAGTTTTTGCAAAATTTTGCGAACGGATTTTTGAAATCGAAAAATCCAAAAGGTAGGGGGGTATCAAAATATTTTAGGATTTTTTCGAGTTTTGAATTGCCAAAAAATAAATACTCTTGGCACTGTAGTCACTCTCTCCTAGTTTTTCAATCAATTTCTGCCGTGTCATTTCCGGATTAGTCCGGTGTATGTATTTTAATAGTTTGTCTATTTTATCCATAGTATCTATCACTCCTAGCTGCTCCAAGTATCATGTCAACAATATCAAACACTTCATCCCCATATGTTGCTACAAAATCACACAATATCTCTTCCTGTTCGATAGGCAAATACACATCATAGGACATACAGATTGCGTGGCATACTTCGTGTATCAGCACTTTACGTTGCATAAATCCACGCAAGGCATTTGACAGATAAATTGTATGTGTATTTCTATCAGTTGCGCCTAGTACAGAAACATTGTCTGACCGCTTTAATTCACCCGAATTTGAATTTTCATATTGCACTTGCCACATTGTACCATTAATGCTAAAAATCATCTGTATGCTCCTTTCTGAATGAAATAGGCTATGAATATTGCTACTCATAGCCTTTAAATTTACAGTTTAGAAACAAGTGTACTAAGTTTGGTACGCATAAGATTGCGTTCTTCTGCTGTCATATCACCAATAAGCTGTGTAATATCGCCACCAAGCTCTTTGATGTAGCCGTCAAGGGCTTTCATCTTATGTTCCTTATCCTCCGGCGTGTTGTTTTTATGCATTTCCTTAGTCTCTGTATAGTTTCTCTTTGCTCTGTCATAACCGCTTTCAATCGTATGTGATGAGTTATTGTCTGATACAACAGGCTCGGTATAATACATTCGCCCCATGCCCTTATCCATGTCACGCATATACTCCATGTCGTTGTAGTTTACCGGCATGTGATAATATGGTGGTTCTTCATATCCCCTACGTGTTCCACGGCCTTTTGGGGCAAATCTGCCATTTGCATAGCGATATTGGTCGTAATATCTTCTGCCACTTTCTTCGCCATATTCTGCCTTAAGACTTCTTAGGAGTTCTTTGTCGTACTCTTCTTCCTCTTCATTAGCCTTTTTCATAGCCTTGGAAATTATTGAATGATACTCAGCTTCTGCAAGGTCTTTTATCATATCTACGACCTGTCCCATCTCGGAAGTGTCAACATTCTCAACGCCCTTTTCAAGCTCGTTGACAGCTTTCTCTGTAAGACACTCCTGCATTTTGTGTATTCTTTCAACGTGCATACTCTCGCCCCCTAACCAATTCGATTTACTGTGATGTTAGCATTTGCAACACTGATAGCCTGTGCAGATGTATTCTTGACAGAAATTGCCTGACAGCATCCGCAAGGAAGCCATACATCTGTTGCCATAGACACATTGTTAAATGCTTCAACTGCTGTTGGTGTAGAGATTGCCAGTGTAGATAAGTCTGGCTCGCCCTCGACAGCAATGGCTAATGAAATTGCTCCTGCGGTTCCGCCTGTAGGAACTGCAATATTTCCGTTAAATTCTACTCTGTACTTTGCTTTGCAAGTGTTGGTAGCGCCTTTAAGGTTAATTAATCCGCTTCCTGTTCTGTGCGAAATATATCCTTTATTGCATACAGACGTTGGCGCATCTGTAAATAATACATTTCCGTTTACTGCAACTGTCTGTGTTGCAACATTTGAAAATTCAGCCATTTTTATTACCTCTCTTTCACAAAATAAAACCACCAACCGATATTAGTTGATGGTTTCTAAATTTGATTATGCACAATAGCTCATAGCATATTTCTTAACAATATTCTCAAAAATAGCTTTAAGCTGTGGTTTTTCAAAGATAATAGCAATTTTTGTTGTCTCATTCTTAATTGCTGTTTTCGTATTACCCGCTTTTTCCATACGCTTTTTCTTATTGTCCTGTAGCCTCTTTAAGCTACAATGTGCAGTGGTTTCCAATTCTCCGTAGAGTTGATTGTAAAGTATCTGATAGTCAATTTTGCTCTTGATTGAAATTTCACGCACCCTTGCATTGATTTCAGCTTTCCAATCTCCAATAGGCTGTGTAAATATCTCTTTCATATTATCAACAGTCTGCTCAACTTTATTTATCTGCTCCGCCTGTCGTTTCTGTTCAAGTTGTTGCTGCGCTACTGATTGAAAGATTGTGTTGAACATTTTAAGTTCGGGTGACAATTGGGATATATCAATAGCTTTTTGCTTTACTCTTTCCTCTACAGTTGTAAAATACTCCCTTGCCTGTTCCGCTTTCTCTGAATTACCTCTAACAGATAACTTCTTGGCAAAGTGAGCGGTGAGCTTGTAATCTACCGCTTTGTTACCCTCGACATCAATGTCGAACCCCCAATAATCCTCATTTTCTGTAGCAAACTCATTATCTGTAATATTAGTTTTTGCCCACCTTGAAAACTGTCCTTGTGCCAGCCCTAAAAAGTCATACAACTTTCTAGCTGTTGTCATGCCCTCGCTGTCAATGTTAAGTGCAACTTCAATAGGTGTTCTCATATCTATTACATTGTTAATCGCATTCATTATGCCGCACCGCCTTTCTCTGCCATTAAGTGTTTCAGTAACAGCTTCTCCATATCACCTGTCATTGTCTTTACTCCCTCCGTTGCGGTCGGATTTTCGCTTAATAACTTACCATATACAAAACAGTTCAGATAGTTTAGCGTGCTATAATCTCCTGTTTCCAATAGATTGTCTACCATATTGCAGATGTTGTCGTGTACTCCATTCAGAAAATACCAATTCTTATCTATAGACTTCTGATACACCTTTTCAGCATACTTCCTTATTTCCTCTAGCTCAATGCTCGTTGGCATGCGGTCTAATATCTTGATAATGTCATCCTTGACTTTTAATGTGTCATACTCACATCTAAGGTCATCTAGCTCCCTTTTAAGCTCTGCCTTTGTCATTTCATCAATACTCTTGCGTTCTAATTCCATAATATCTTATCCTTTCAAAAAATACTTGATTTTCCGAAAGAAACTGATAGAATAGATTTATCAATCTCTTTCGGATTGGTGCTTTTAAAGTGTTGTGTTCGTTGGTAGCGGTGCAACACTTTATTTTTTTTGACTTCTTATCTTTTCAATGCCAATTCTGATTAGTTCTAGTATTGAATAACCGCTTTCAGAAGAAAAGTCCATAATTTCTTTTTTCTCTTGTTTTGTTACTCTTACATAAATCCTATCATTCATTGGATTTTCAGATTTAGGTCTGCCTGTGCGTGGAGACATTTTAAACACCTCACTTTCTGTCCGCACATTTAATATATAATAGTACGCACAAAAAGTCAACCCCAAAATTCAAGTTTTTTAGAAAAATCAAATCTACAAATCATCAACTAATATTCGGTTTTCAATGTGCAAAAGGGCAAACATTATAGTCTGCCCTTTATCTTCCCGACATTTGTGTCGGTAACATCAAGTAATACTGCTTAGCAGACATAATCTCGACTAACTCTCGACTAAACTTGGACTAATCCTCGACTAAAAACGATTTTTAATCGGTTTAGATTGAGTTAACCTCAATTAAGATACTCAATTATTCATTTTTAGCAATTACAGCCGGTATTGCAACCGCAACCATAGTACGCATTTGGATTAGGTACTGTGTATGCCGGGATTGGTGCCGGGTTTACAGCATTGATAATCTGATTTGTCTGTGCTGCCATTGTACTAGTCAGAAGTGCGTTCTGCCTATCCTGTGAAGCGGCTCTGCGTAAATCATTGTTCTCTGCTGTAAGTGTTGCTATCTTATCCTGGCATAAGTAGTCTAATATGCTTCTAAAGCCTGCCTGCTGGCTGTCAATAATATCTCTTGTATTATTGTTCATTGTGTTTTGTAAAGCGCAAGTGTTAGTTGCCATGTTGTAGTTTACACCTTGGATGGCCTCTCTCGTCTCGCAGCAGCAGTTAGCAAGCTGTGACTGTAAAGCGTTGGTATTCTGCATATTAGCAACTGTATCAGCGTTTACTGCCTGTTGTATGCCATAGCCGGTCTGCATAATGTTTGTGTTTATGCCGTTAAAGCCTGTGAGCATACTGTTGTTCATGGCATAAAAGCCGTCACAAAGTCCGTTGGAAATGCCGTCTAACTTGCTGATAACTGCCTGATTGTCAAAACCTCTCTGAATTTCACTGCCGACACCGCCATTAGTGCCACCACCGAAACCACCAAAGCCATTACCCCAGCCTCCAAATATCGCAAATACTACGATAAGGAACCAAAGCCATGAGCCGTCATTCCAGTTATTTCCGTTGTTTCCGTCCAAATTCGCCACAATAGGTACGCTTGGACAATTTCCTGTGTTGAACATCTGTTTTACCTCCAAAATTTATTTCATAAAGAGTCGTGCGCACGTTCTCTCATATGCTATATCCCAAAATTACCTCTAATCTGCTTCATTACATCATCAGGATTAATGCCTTTTTCCTTGCACAAGTTTCTTGCCATTTGCTCAATTCCTTTGCTGTTTCCGCTTTGAGCCATGCTCATTGCATTCTGAATCATTGGATTTTTCATTACGCGATTATTGCTCATTATCTGTTGCATTATTCCCATTACATTCATGCTTTTTCACTCTCCTTGTTTTGTGCTCGCGAAGTTTTTCTTTGTGCCCCTAAAGATAATTGCTCGATTTTCTCTGATAGTTCGTTGAGCTTTGCCATAATACCCTCTGTGGCTTTCTCTGATAGGTCAAATTCAAGCTTTTCTGTGTCACCCGATAAAATGTCTGTCTTATCATTCAAAACCGGTTTAAAAGTCAATGTGCGTATTGTTCCGTCAGTGTTCCAACTCTTAGCATATATCTCTGTTAAATCCTGTTTTGGGAAAAATGCCACACTGCCATCCATTGGCACCTCGTTGGGATTAATAGTCTCAACTGCTTGTACTACTCTGCCACTTATTCCTTGTGTTGGTTCGGGCTGTTGGTATCTCTGATAGTTTGCCATTGGGTTATACTGATACGCTCCATAATTAGGTGTATAATTCATCATTGGTTGCTGATACGGCATGTTCATCTTTATTTTCCTCCAAAACCTCTTCGATTGCTTTAATGACAAGAGATAATGTCATTAGGTCGATTTTTTGTAACTCACTTTTTGCAAATATTTGTTCTCTTACTTCATCGTCAAACATAACATCATCTCCTTATGCCTAAATTGTGGCATAAAAAAAGAGAAGAACATTTCCAAGTTCTTCTCTAATTATTGTCATGCATAAGGTTTTTCCATGTACCATTCATGTACCAATAGTGTACCATTTTTTGTTTATTTATGTGAATATATAACGAATTATATAAAATTAAGATTTCATGTGAAACATCGTAAAATTGAGGTATGTTGTGGTTTATGAGGATATAATGAACTATGTTAAATACCCCTCGTAGCAACGATGCCTAATTTCATTTTTGATTTTACCTATTCAAAAATCCCTAAAACAGTGG